CAGTCGAGGTCGCGCTGCGTCTCGGGGTCGGCGTACGCCCGGGCTTCGATCCCGGAATGATGGATCGCCGGGGCGGTCAGGTGGTTCCGGGTGCCGGGGTTCCAGCCGCACGGCATGTACCGGGCGTCGATCGTCTGCTGCTGCGGGATGCCCTGCCAGACCCAGAACCGGAACCGTTCCGGGTCGAGCGACTCGGCGAGCTTCGCCCAGTCGAACTCCCACTCCTCCTCGGAGGTGAGCATCACGACGCCCCAGGCGAGTGTCTGGAGCTTCTCGACGAGCCAGTCGAGGTCGTGGACGTGGTGGCGGGACGGGATGACGACGACCGCGCCGTAGTCGAGGGCGGTGGCTTCGGGTGCCCAGTCGTCACCGAGGGCCTGGAAGTGCTCGAAGTCGAGGGCGTGCGGCGGCGTCCAGAGCGACCGGTCGAGGATGGCTTCGAGGAGCGCCTGGTCGTGGTAGCCGCGAGCGAGGATGCCGTCGTGGCGGGACACCCAGAGGACGGGGACGCTCACCACTCACGCACCCGGGTCACGGAGCAGGAGAACACGAGCAGGCCGCGCAGGTCGTGGGTCTCGCCGCAGTTGTCGCAGACCTGGGCGAGGATCGTCCCGCACGCCTGGCAGCGGGCGGGCTTGCCGTGCTCGAACCGGCGGCGACCCACGAGCGGCGGCCAGGCATGGCCGAGGCGGACCCAGCATCCGAGGTGGGCGAGTAGGCGTCTCACGACGGCCCTCCGTAGGGCGGGAGTTCGATGCCCTGCTCGTCGGTGTAGACGATCTCGACCCGGCCGATCAGAGCGACCGTCGGCGCGGTGAAGTGCTCGTCGGCCATCTCGACCTTGACGCCTGCGATCACCTCGGCCGGGAGGCGCGTGCCGTTCACCTCGATCCACGGCACCCTGATCCCTGCGCCGGTCGCCTCGACTGACTCGGCGGCTTCGAGGTGGTTCCAGCCGACCTGGGCGATGCGGATGACGTTCTGGTCGCTCATGTTGGCGGTCCTCCAGTGTGGGTGAGTGACAGGCCCGGCTCACCGTACGGCGTGTCGAACGTCTCCTGGCCCTTGTCGCCGCCCCACTTCTGCTTGTAGAGGAAGTGGTTGCGGTCGTTGTCGACGGTGACCTTGCCGAGGTCGACGCCGTGGGAGAACCCGGCGATCGACACGTCGATGTCGGTCGTCTTGAGCCAGTACGGCGGGTTCAGGTCGAACGTGCGGGAGATCCGGTAGGAGTAGTCGATGTCCTCGCAGTAGGCAGGCCAGAAGATCTCGTCGAACCGGCCGACGGCCTCGATCGTCCACCGGGGGAAGGCGATCAGGTGCCAGCCGACGCCGTGTCCCGCCTCGACGGCGACGGCCCGGTCCCGGCCAGTGTCGAAGCTCATGGCGGAGGCACCGAGTTCGTCGAGCCGGTCGAGGAAGTCGATCCCGCCCGCTGGCCCGAACCGGCAGGCGGCGCTCACGAGCACGAGCCAGTCGACGCCGTGAGCGTCCATCACGTCGATCCCCTTGTTCCACGAGGCAGCCACGCCGAGGTTCTCGACGGTGTTGTCGACGATCAACGTCTGGTCGCGCAGGTGCCGACCCATCGTCAGGAGGCACCGGTTCGTCCAGAGCGGGTAGATCGACGGGAGGACAGCGACGAAGCTCACGCTTCGACCTTCCGGTAGTGGACGACGCCGCCGTCGATCCCGGCGAGCCGGAACGACTCGCGGTCGATCCGCACTCGAAGCTCGGGGCGGCCGTCGGCGGTCGACTGGCCGAGGAGCGGCAGGTCCCGGCGTTCGCCGCCGTCGTCGAGGTCGGTCGGGCGGTGGAGGACGACGATCACGGTGCCGACCAGTACCAGAACGTCTCGCCTTCGCCGTGGTGGGGAAGCTCGACGCCGGGGCCGTAGCCGAACGCCGACATCGTCCGCATCAGGTCGAACAGGTTGGTGTCGTACCAGGACGCGGCGGTCGGTTCGTGCCACGACACCCAGACGTGCGGCCTGATCCCTCGGACCGCGAGGCGTGAGAGGCCCCTGAGCGCCCGGCCTTCGGCCCCCTCGATGTCGATGACGATGCCGTCGGGGTAGAGGCCGGTCTCGATGGCGAACGTGTCGAGGCGGGTCTGGGCGAACAAGCTGCCCTGCTGGCCGAGGTGACGGAACCCCGGGTCGGCGACGACCGGGCCGTCGGCGACCTCGGGCCACGTCCCGATGTAGGTGCCCCAGCGGGCCTCGGGGTGCGGGGCGTCGAGGTTCGAGACGAACCCGACGTAGGACGCGCCGGGCGGCCCAGGAGACCAGGCCGTCCAGGCGTTGACGTTCGCCTCCCACGTCTGGGTGATGCACGGCCAGTAGGCGATCGACGGCTCGAACGGGATCACGTCACCAGAAGCAGAGGCCGGGTCGGCGTTGTTGACCCACCGGCGGTACAAGGCGGTGAAGTCGCCGTGTTCGGCTCCCACGTCGTAGATCGTCCAGCCCGGCTCGACGACCTCGGCCATCTGGGCGAGGCGTCCGGCTTCCCACTTCGGCCGTTCGGCGTGGAAGCTGGCCCGGAAGTCCGGCATCCAGAGATCCCAGCGGTCGTTGATCTTGCCTTCGACGAGGGTCGCCTGGGCGGGCATCGGCGGCATCAGTCGCTCCTCTCGGCGAAGATCACGCCGCCAGCGGCGAGGTCTCCGTCCATCGTCACGTCATGGGTGAGGCCGAGCCTGTCGATCAGGCGTGCCGGGGCGTGGGCTGGCATCCGTGGACCGGTGGACCGGTGGCCGATGCCTTCCCGGCGGGGTTCGTGCCAGGTCGTCCAGACGTGGAACTCGACGGCGATGTAGTCGATCTGGCGCATCGTCTCCCGGTCAGCGTCGTGGAAGATGTCGTACTCGGCACCTTCGCAGTCGACCTTGAGCACGTCGACGTGACCGCCCGCAGCGAGCACGACCGACGCCAGCGAGACGATACGGACAGGGCCGTTGCCGGGCACGACGTAGCCGCCGGACGGCGGGTCGTTGTCGACGAACGTGCCGTACCAGTCCCCGGCCATGCCGACGGCGGCGGGGACTGCGGACAGGCCCGCCTCGCGGAGGACTGCGATGTTCTCGGGTCTCGGGTCGTAGCACCAGACGACCGCTCCGGCTTCGGCTGCGGGGATGGCGAACTCGCCGACGCACGCTCCGATGTCGACGACGACCGAGCCGGGATGGATGCGATCCCGGGCGTGGTGCTGGTCAACGTCCCAACAGAGGCCCATCACCGACCGAACCTCCGGGCGTGGGCCGCCTTCGCCGGGACCGGCGGCACCTGGAGCAGGAGGCTCGTCGGCAGCCGGAAGATGCGGGCGATCTGGCGGAGATGATGCTGCGCCTTCCCCGACCAGCGGAGACGGGCGTACCCACGGCCGGTCGCCGTGCGCGGGCCGGGCAGCCACTCCTCCCAGTGGTTCACGGCCGCGGCTTCGCCATGTAGTGGCGTTCGTGGTCGTACCCGAGGAAGGCGATCTGGTAGCCGAGCTTCTCCAGGTGGCAGAGGACATCGTCGGGCGTGTCGCCGTAGTCGGAGCGGATCACCTCGGGATGGACCGCCACGAACACGACCGGGCGGGTCTCGGTGAGGAGCTTCGTCGCCCCGAGGAGGACCCGGTACTCCGCGCCTTCCACGTCGATCGAGATGACCTGCGGTCGGAGGGAGCGGGTCTCGTCGAGGATGTCGAGCGGCTTCCACTGATCGCGTAGCCCGCCGGAGCCGACCCGCTCGCCGATGAGCGCCTCGAACGTGACACCGTTCGCCTCGAACACGTCCGCGATCCCGTTCCAGTCAGGCTGCGCCTCGACGAGGACCAGCCTGGCCCCCCAGGTGGCGTAGAGGGCAGCCTGGTAGCCCCGCTCGGCTCCGACCTCCCAGACCACGTCTCCAGGCCGGATACAGGCGTACATGGCCGCCAGGCGCTCGACTTCCCACCAGCCCCAGCCGGGCGTCGAGGCGGACTCGTCGGGGACGGTGAGCGGCCAGCGACCGTTGACGATGACCTCCCTCACGGCCCGAGCCGGTCGATCAGCGTGTCGAGCAGAGCGAGCGCGTCCTCCCGGGCTTGCGTCGTCATCGGCGGGGTGAGCTTCGCCCGCACCTCAACGAGTTCGTCAGCGACCTCGGCGAGGACCGAGTCGACGGACGGCGTCGGGACTTCGCCCCAGCCCATCAGAGGATCTCGGCCTTCCCGAGGGTGCGTTCCGTGTCGATCACGGCGAGCATCTCGGCGGCGCGCTGGGTGTACGTCGACTTCGTCCGCACCGTCCCGGCGATCTTGCGGCGTAGCTCGTTCCGGGCCGGGTGGTCGCCGAGCCACCAGTCGATGACCCGGTGGAGGACATCCCAGTCGCCGACCCTCCACGACGGGTAGTCGCCGATCTCGGCTTCGAGGGCGTAGATCCTCGGGTGGATCAGGAACCCGCCCCTGCCCCACGTCTCGTACACCCGCTCCGACCAGTACCGGCCGTCGATGCGGGAGAAGCACGAATCGCCGACGATCACCGGCACCGAGGCGTAGAGCCGGTTGATGTCGTCGCCTCGCAGGTTCGGCCGGTCCGTGTTGTTGCCGAGGTGGCCGCCGTTGCCGACGTGGACGAACCGGTCGCCGTACCAGTGCTCCAGGTGCTCGACGAGCTTGCGCCGATGCGGCCACTCGTCGTGGTAGTTGCCGCCCCGCTCGGTGGGCGCGGAGCCGACGAACGCCACGTCCCAGCGGCCTGCCCACTCCGGGTCAGGCTCGGCGTCGTAGCACTCGTCCTCGACGACGCCGGGCCGGAGCCAGCGGTGGTTGATCCCGACCTCGGCGAACCGGGCGTCGTGGTCGCCGTCGGCGGTGAACACCCAGTCGAGGTCGAACATCGTGGTCTGGCCGAGCTTGTGGCGGGTGAGGATCTCCTGCTCCCGGGTGAGGCCCCACCAGAGGTCGAGGTGGACGGCTGCGGTCGGGACGCCGTGGCGGCGCACGTCGTTGATCTGCGACCGGCCGTACGCGTCGGGTCCCCACGTCCGGGTCCAGACGAGAAGGTCCGGCCAGCCGTCGGTCTGCTCGGCCCAGGAGGGCGAGTCGTTCTCCTGGAGCGGCCAGACAGTGTGACCGAGGCGCTCGAAGCTGCGGCGGTACTGGTTCTCCGTCGAGTGCGCGGGCAGGAAGTTCCCGACGTATGCGATCTTGAGGGTCACGAGAGCGTCCACTGGATCGTGACCAACTCGAACGGCCTGGGGAACCAAGTGATCTCGTTCCCGGCACCGACGACTCCGTCCGGGATGCGGTACTTGACCCACGCCTTCTCGTCGCTCGTCACGCCGCGCTCGGTGACCTCGACCCATACGTCGACGCCGGGGCCTGCGTCGCCGTCAACATGCGTCTCGAACACGTCGCGCTTCTGGAGGTCCGTCGCCCGGACCTGGCAGGTGCGGACCTCCCGGTACGCCTCGCCGGTCATCCGCCGCACCCGCAGTCGACGGCGAACACCGTCCAGAGCGTCCCGTCGAGGCCCTCGAACTGGTGCGTCTTGGAGTCGATCCGGTACACGAGGCGCTTCCCCTCCTCGTTCGGCTTGACTTCCATCTCGGCGTAGAAGTCCGTCCGGGAGCGGGCACGGACAGTCGTGCCGTCGAAGGCGATCTCGATGCCGCGCAGCGGCGGCCCGTCGGGCGCGCCGTCGACGTGGACCGACAGTTCCGTGTCCGGCCAGGGGCCGAGCCGCTCGTAGTGGATGCCGATGCCGTCCATCAGGACAGGGTGATCCGAGGAGATCAGAGGTCGAGGTGGTCGAGCAGGCTGGAGAGGCGGCGGCCTGCGCCCTGGACCCGCTCGGCGATCGTGAGGAGCATCTCGCCGTGCGTCGACCGCTGGACTCGGATCTTGTCCAGTGAGCCTTCCGGCGGCGACTCGGCCGGGATCGTCACCTCGGCCAGACGAGATTCGAGCCGGGAGATGTAGTTGTCGAGGGCGTCGAGCGACTCGGCGCAGACCTGCGTACGGCCGGGGATCGAGTCGGCGTCCATCGGCTGCTCGGCGCGGGCTTGCATGGTGTCCATCGGGGTGTCCTCCGTGGTCCGGTTCGTGGTTGGCCGCGAACCTACGCTCGTGCGCGGCGGCGTGCGCGGATACCCGGACGCGACGAAGGCCCGGGAGACGTGGCCGCTCTACCGGTAGACGTGTCCCCGAGCCTTCACCCAGTGGAACACCGGCGGGCGTACCGGTATTCCGGTCAGATGGTCCGTCCGGCCGAGGAGACGGAGACGCCGCCCCTCGACTTCCACGGTGCGAGCCAGGTGATCGCGTGGACGGCAGCGTCGATGCGGTCCGGCGACCAGTTCTCCGACGGGTCCCACCCGCACTGTTGGTTCTCCAGGTCCGGGTAGTCGCCGACGTGGTGCGCTCGGCCCTGCTCGTACAGAGCGGCGACCGGCTCGGCGCGGATGCGCTTACCGAGGCGCGCCTGGACGGGGAACAGGCGCATCGTGTTGTCCGCCCCTCGGAGGATCGAGCCGACCCAGCCTGCGTTGTTCTTCTCGACGACGACGCCTCCGGCCTTGAGGCGGTGGTAGCCGTTGGCGGTGGCTTTCGCCCAGGCGAGAGGGCTGGCCCGCTGGGAGAGGTCAGCGATGACGTAGACGTGCGGGGCGCGCATCAGCCGGGCGTCGTCGCGCCAGCCTTCCGGCGGCAGCCAGCCGGGCGGGGCCGGGCCGATCGCCGTGGCGACGATGCCGGTCTCGATGCCCTGGCCGATCGACTCGTGCTGCTCACCGAACTCGGGTCCCCACGTCGACGGGTCGAGGCCGAGGCCGACACGGTGGACGCCGACCGGGGCATACTCGGCGGCGGTGAGGCGGTACTCGTCGAGGTTGTCCCGGTTCCAGAGCGCGCCTTCGTAGTCGTCGAGGATCTCGGCGTACAACTCCTGGCGGCCGATCTGGGTGCCTTCGTAGAGAAGCTGGTACTCCTCCAGCGCAGCGTCGGCGAGGTTCGCCCGGTTACGGAACGTCGACCACGACGTGGTGATCGTGCCCCTGCGGGCCTTGATGTCCTTGAGCAACTGGAGCGGCTTCGGGGTCGTCTCGATCACGGTCTGCGGGTTGTCGCCGAGGCGGAGACCGAACCGCAGGTTGTTCCAGGTGTCGTGGAGGTTGCGCCACTTCGCCCACTCGGCGCACCAGGCCCGGTGGTGCTGGGGGCCTCGTAGCTGGCCGGGCTTCTCCGACGAGTAGATGTCGACCCGGGAGCCGTTGACGAACACAAGCTCGCCGAGGGAGCGGTTCCAGTTCTCGATCACGGACGGCGGCACGACCGACAGGAGACCCGACTCGCCCTCGATGCAAGTGTCCCGGCCGTCACCGAACGTCTCGCAGACCAGAGCGACCCGGTGGTTCGGGTGGGTCCGGCAGTATTCGGACGTGTCCTCGGCTGCGGCCCTCGTCTTGCCGCCGCCTCGACCGGCGAGCATCAGCCAGATGCGCCAGTTACCGAGAGGCGTGACCTGCTCGGGCCGTGGGTCCCACTCGCCTGCGTCGTTGACTCGGGTGCGGAGAAGCCACCGGTACCGTGCCCGCGCCCACGGATCGAGCGACTCCCAGGGTTCAGGCTCCGTTGGGACTGGCAGCGCCGTCATCGAGCGTCGTCTCCGGCATCGGTCCGGTGAACGAGTCCGCCAGGCGGCGGATCTCGGTGTCCATCGCACTCTCCCCCTCCGGGTCGAGCTTCGCGTGGATCTTCACCGGCTTGTCGAGACCGTGGAGCTTCGCCCGCCGCTCGAACAGGGAGATCAGCGGCTCGACCGCAGCGCGGGCCGTGTCGCCGCCCATCACTCGGGCCATCAGCTTCGCCTCGACGGCGTCGTACTTCGCGTCCTCCTCGGCGACCATCTCGGCGTAGGTGTCCGCCGATTGCGCCTTCCACTCGGCGAGGATCGCCAGCCGGTCGGTGCGGACCGTCTCGTGCGAGCATCCGACCTCGACGGCGATCTGCCGGTAGGTGAGGTGCTGGAGCAGAAGCGGAGCGATCCGGGCGCGGCGTTCCTCGATCGTCACCTCGTCGGTGGCGACGGTATGGCCGGGCTGGTGCGGGTCAGGTGTCATGCGGTCAGGCTGCTCGTCGTTCGGGGTGCTTCCAGATGCGGTAGTTGCGGAAGTCGGGGAGCGTGCCGGGTGGCGGGACAGGCCAGCGGCGTTGGGGTGGGTGGCGTTCGCAGATCAGGTAGCCGACGATCGCTCCTGCCTGGAACGTGAGCCAGAGGGCGAGAGCGGCGGCCCAGACGGGGATCATCAGTGGTCGTTGGGGCCGAGGGTGCGGGGGTCGTTGCGGTCGACTTCGAGGATCTCGCCGTTCTCGTAGCGGAGTTTCGCTGGTGTCTTGGGGACGCGGGCGTTGACGACGCCTCGTTCGCGGGCCATCTGGTGGAGGAGGTCGTCTCGTTCGTCGTCAGTTTCGGGCGGGATCGCCGTCATGGTCGGATCGTACGCTCCTCTCCCGGGTCGCGTGGGTGAACTGGGCGACGGCCCCACCCTTCGTGCGGCACGGATCGCCAGTGACGGCGCAGCACGTCGGGCAGCCTCGCTCCTTCTCCGCCGGGAACAGAAGCCGGGCTGGACGCTTACGGGGAGCGATCCTCGGGATGGTGCCGAGCGCCTCGGGCGGCCCGATCCGGCCTCGGCAGAGCTTCCCGCCCTTCGCTCGGAAGCAGGCCGTCAGGCCCGTCACCGGGTAGCAGGTGAACGTCCGGTGGTGGCACTTCTCGCACTCGTACACCCAGTTCCGGCAGACAACCCGGGAGCGGGATTGTTCGAGGAGCGACGGCACCGGCGGCATCGCCTGACGAGCGTAGATGGTGAGACGCTCCGCTACTGGGACCACCGGTAGCTCACCGGTCCGACGCACGCCCCCGAGAGGTGCTACCCCTCGGTTGGTCCTCTGCCATTCCTGTCCCCCAGGTGACCCGGACTAGTTACCCCGAAGGGCACCCGGCCGTTCCTGGGGGCGGGGGGTCACCCCGCTCCACTCCTCACGAAGCGTCTCACCGACCGTCACCCTATCGACGTGGCGCGCTACGTCAAGGGATGCACTCGAACCGAGCGCCGACACCGTGGACCGGTAGGTGCCGACGCATCGCCGCCTCGGACGTGATGACCTCGCCGCACGGATAGAGGCCCGGCTCGGCGTACGGCAACGCCTTCTCGACGAGCGTCATGCACCTCCACGACTGAGGCGTCGTCCGGCGGCGGGCCTTCGGCGGCGGCGGCGGCTCGCCGTTGTTGAGCGCGGCGTACTGCTCCTCGGAGAGCCGGACCATCAGAACGCCGGACCGTGGATGTCCGGCGTGCCGAAGATGAACCGACGCCACGCTGCGAAGTCGTCGCCCCAGATCATCGCCCGGATCTCGTCCATGTTCGTGTCGCCGGGCGGCCCGGCACGGTCCAGGAACTCGGCGAACCGGTCCATCACCTCCCGGTCCTCGGAGTCCTCCGGCGGCGGGTGGCAGAACCCGCAGCCCCGGACCATCAGTCGCGGTCTCCGACCACTCCGCCGATCAGCACGATCACTTCGACGGCGAGGAGCGTCGCCGAGATCGGCCACGGCAACTCGACGAGCATCCAGGCGAACCCGGCGATCGCCAGCACGGCGAGCACCGTGAGCGGGTAGAACACCCACACCGGCCAGGAGGTCATCTCGCCGGGGCGTCCGTCACCCACGGCGTCGACGCACGCTGCGCCCGCTGCCAGAGAGTGTCGGCCCGGACGTGACCCCGAGGCGTGCGGCAACTACCGCAGTCACTCGCCGAGGCGGACGTTCCAGCCGAGAGTCTGGGCCGCTCCAGGGCCTTCGTCCGAGCCACGCCCGCACTCTGTCGACTCAGGCGACGAGCGTCAACTGGACCGGGCGGCCCCTCGCACGCTCCCAGCGGGTCTCGTCGAGGTGCTCCCGGGCGCAGAGGACCATGAGGTTCCGCTGGTGGTTCCAGCATCCCGTCCCGTACCGCGCCCGGCCGATCACCTTGTTGCGGGCGTGGTGGACTTCGAGCTTCGATTCCCAGTCGGTCGCGCCGCACTTCTCGCAGGCGTACCCGGCCCGGACGAGCGCAGCGAGCTTCGCTGCTTCCCAGACGTGGTGGTCTGCCCAGGCCGCGGCGCACGCGTTCGAGCACCAGCGACGACGGCGGGGAGGGAGCGGTCGGGGGCACCAGCCGCAGTGGCCGGGGCCGCCGCCGTGAGCGAGCAGGCAGCGGGACAGGTCCATCACGATCTCCTGCCCCCAGAGCGTACGCTCGTTTCTCCAGCGACGGGTGTATTTATCCCGTCTCCGCCGCCAGGGCCTCCTCCGTCTTGACGTTGATCGCGTTGCGGACCGCGATGCGGAGGTCCAGCCTGCGAGGCTTCTCGAACGCCTCGACTGCCCGCTTCGCGTCGAGCGCCTTCTGCCGGAGCGACTTGAGTTCGCCGACCTCGGCCGGGTCGAGCGGGGTGAAGTGATCGCCATACCCGTCGATCTGCTCCGCCGTCGCCCGGCCGTACCGGTTCTCGATCCGGGCCATGACCTTCCCCGTCCCGGCATGGAGGCCGGTCGCGACGCCCGGCGTGAGGGTGTTGTGCTCGGTGAACGGCACCTCGACGGTGACCTTCGCCTTCTTCGTCTCCCGCATCAGCTTGTCGTAGACGCCCTTGAGCGTGTCCTCGCTGATGAAGATACGCCGAGGCTCGGCCTGGTCGACCCGGAACGACGCGGTGTTGTCCCGGTTGACGTGGAGCATCACCGAGAACTCCTCGCCGCGCACGTTCAGCGTCGCGACGGGCATCTCCGCACCTTGCGCGGCCATCGTTACCTCTCTCCCCTTCCCGATCTGAGAAGCGGAGGGAGAGCAGGATCGCGGGCGGCGCAGCCAGTTCCCGCTTTCGCGTGAGGCAGACGAGCCACTTCCCGGCTCGCGCCGCCCACGATCCCGCACTCCCCTCGTCGCTCAGTTCATCGCCGGGTCCGGTCCCACCCCGACCGGCATGACCATCTCGGTCAGGAGCGGCTCGTCCGGCGGGGCGAGCACGCCGTCCGGGTCGAACACCTCCAGCCGGATCGCGTGTCCGGCGTCGAGGGCTTCCTTCGCCCGCTCACCGGACGCGGCACCGGCCAGCCCGGCCGAGTCGTGGTCGTCGAGTTCGTACGTCTCGACGAGGTCGTCCTCGACGTAGAGCTTCGCGATCAGTCGTCCATCCATCTCGAATCACCTCCTCTCAGGCAGTGGCCCCGGCCGCCGCCAGGCGGGCGCAGACCCACTGGAGTCCGTTCGGCGGGCCGCAGTGGTCCGCCCATCCTTCGAGCACGGCTTCCACGCGCTCCTCCTCGGAGATCACGCCGAGGATCACGACCGTCGGCGGTCCCGACGACTTGCGCTGCGAATAGGCGTACACCTCGCCGGTGTCGAAGATCCACGAGACCCGGTGGCGCGGCCAGTCGATGTCGCGCTCCTTCCACCAGACGCCGAAGTCCAGTTCCCGGGAGAACTTCCGCCGAGGGTCGGCGGCGTACATCTCCTCGATCGTCTCGAACGTCTCACCCGTCATCGGGGCCTCCCACGTCGACGCTGATGTCGTCGGGCGTCCAGGCGACGCACGGCCCGGGGACCGAGGCGTCGAACACGGCCTCGTGCAACCCGCCGAGATGCTCCGTCAGGAGCGGCGTCGCCACCCGGACGAACTCCTCCGGCTCGCCGTCCAGGTGCTTCGAGACGCACCGGGCGACGAGACCGCCGAGGTCGCGGGCATCCAGGAACGGGCGGCAGTCGTCGCACGCTCCCCAGCCCAACTCGTCGTTATCGGCGGTGACGATGTTCGCACGGCCCGGCATCTCCGTCTCGTGGATCACCGGGTAGCGCACCCGCAGCGTCCAGCGCGGACCCGGCTGGCAACAGAAGTCGCAGACCGGCTCGATCGGGTTGATCCGGTCGGCGTGCCAGCCGTCCGGGGCCTTCGAGATGCACTCGTCGCAGAGTTCGAGACCCGGCGGCAGACTGCCGGGGGCCTTCGTGCGGTACACGGCCTCGCCGCCGCACCACTGGCAGCGGACGCCGGTCGCAGGTGCCTTGTTCGCCATCACTCCTCCTCAGATGAACGGCATCGCCCAGCCCGTCGGGCCGAGCGCCTCGCGGACTTTCTGGGCAGCCTGGCGGGCGGCCTCGTTGCGGAGGTCGCCGCCGTGCTCGTCGTCCTGCTCCGCCAGCGCGTAGAGGCAGCGGAGCATCAGCCCCACCTCGCCCTGCTGGAGCGTCCGGTGGTTGCGGAGAAACTCCTCGACGAACTCGTCGTCGTCGTGGCCCATGACGTTGATGAAGTCCGAGAGCGCGTCGTGCGCCTCGTGGGCGCGCTTGGTGCGCTCCGCGGTCCAGTCGGTTCTCGTCGCCTCGTCGGCGAGCGGTCGTTCCATCTTCGCCATCACACACCTCCGTAGTAGCGGGCCATCTCGTCCTCGGCCGCGAAGTCCATCGCCCAGTCGACCTCACGGTCCCGGGCGGCCTCGTCGGCGTCCTCGGCCTCGTCCTGCCAGTCACGCTCGACCTCGGTGAAGCCGGGCACGACCGCCTCGACCCAGTGCGGGCCGTCGCAGAGCGGGTTCCGGTCGCAGTCGCCCCGGACCTTCTCCGCGATGACGGCCGAGTCGAACGGGCCGTACGTCTTGTCCATCGCGTCGCAGTAGACCTCGAACTTCATCGTGCTCCCTCCAGGTAACGAGCCTTCGTGGGGCGCTTGCCGAACGCGAACGTCTCGTCGCGGTCGGACCGCTCCAGCTTCGCTGCGAACTCGATCCGGTCGCCGCGCTCCGGCGTCCGGTAGACGGCGTCGCCGCGGGGGCGGCCGTCCTCCAGGTCCTCGTCCCGGTAGCCGTACAGGGCGTTCGGGGCGGTGACCCAGACCTTGTAGTGGTCGTCGGCGAGCACGAGGAGCTTGATCGACTCGCCGAAGTCGGACTCGACCGTCTTGACCGCGACGATCTCGCCGCGCACGGTGACCCGGCCCTCGGGCGCGGGCACGAGCGGCGGCTCGTTGGCAGCCTGCTCGGCGCGCTCGCGCTCCCGGTCGGAGACCTTCACGACCCAGGGGAGTTGCTTCTCGGTGAGGTAGCCGTAGCCGTCGAACTTCGCGGCGAGGTCGACGAGGAAGCCGTCACGCCCGGCCGGGGAGGCCAGCACGTCGGCGAGAATCTGGGCCTCGACCGGGTGCTCGGCGGTGAACTCGGCGCGCTTGCGGGCGGCCTCGGCGGCCTGGGCGACGCGCTCGCGCTCGGCGGCGGCGGCCTTGCGGAGCCGGTCGAAGTCGCGGGCGGCCCGGTCCGCGAAGGCGAACCGGTTGGCGACGCAGGTGTGGCCGACGGCGATCACGTCGCCGGTCGGGACGTGGCGGGTGACGACGATGTATTTCGGGCGTGCGCCACAGTGGTCGCACTGGCCGGTCGCGTCGAAGCGGGAGACGGTGGAGGCGTCGAGGGCCTCGCCCGCCTCGGTCGAGTTCTCCGCCCACGCGAGCCAGCCCTCCTCCGAGGAGCCGGTGTAGAGCGCGCCGACGTAGACCCACTCGGCCGGGTCGATGTCGTCGAGGTGGTTCCACTTGCGGGTGCTGGTCATGGTCATACTCCGTCTAACCGGCCCCCAGCGTACCGGATTCCCGGGATGCCGTGAACCCTCCCTGACCTGCCCATTCGCCCTATCCCCTCGACGGGTACCGGGAAGGTGTTATCGTCGCCGTCGTGGCACCCAGCACGATCGAGCGGCTCTACGCCGTCATCTCCGACCTCGACGGCCAGGTCGGGCGGCTCGACGAACCCGTCGATCTCGGGGTCCTGCTCCACAAGGCCGAGAAGGCGTACAAGGACCTCGCCGCCGTGATCGACCGGGTCAAGGTGCGCGCCAACCTCGCGATGTTGGGCCGGAACATGATCCGGGTCGAGGTCCCCGGCGCGGGCGTGCTCAAGGTGTCGGTCGCCGACAGGAAGGCGACGACGGACTGGACGGCCCTCGCCTCGGCGATCGCCGCGCAGGTCGCCGACGAGGTGATGTGGGACAAGGACACCGGCGAGCGGCGCGACGTGGTGCCGCCGCCGGGCGTCATTACGCAAGCGGCAGTCGACGCGCTCCTGGAGATCATCCCGTCGAGCGCGTCGGTGAACCCGAAGGTCTCGGGCCTCGACGGTAGGGGTCTCACCCGGGAGAGATACTCGGAACAGTTCGGCGGGCGGGCGACGGTGAGGTGGGAATGAAGTCCCGGTGCCTGCTCTGCGGCAGCGAAGGCGACACGCTCAGCGGCAACTACATCGACGCGGAGACCGGGACGAGCCTCGGCTACGAAGGCCGGGTGTTGTTCATCTTCGCCGACGGCGCAATCGCGTGTGTGTGTGACGCTGGCGAGTGTGAGAAGTCGTCAGCCGATCGGAAGGTGGCAGCCTACCGGCTGCTTCGAGACCAACTAACGGAGGTAGCACCATGAGCGCGCTGGAAGTGTACGAAGGCAAGGATGTCGTTTCGACAGGCGTGGCGATCCGCAACACCGGTCACGGCCTGGAGGAGACGATGCGGACGGAGCCGACGCTCCTCCACCACGGCGAGAAGGTCTACGTCCTGATCGAGTGCGATGTCGAGAAGGTTCGTTACGACCCGGTCGACAAGGACAACCGTGGCGGGGAGCAGACCCGCGTCCATATGCTCGTCGCCGGGACTTCGACGTTCCTCGACGCCGAGCAGGCGAGGGGCGCGATCGAGAAGCAGGCGATCGCGAACAAGGAACGCCGCGACCGTGAAGCCGGGCAACTCTCGATCGAGCAGGAGTCCGAGCGTCAGCTTCGCGAGGACCACGCCCTCGGTGAGCACGCCGACGGTCTCGTCGACGGATGCTCGCTCTGCGCGTCCGAGCGCGAGGCCGAGGAGACCGAAGCCGAGGCGTGATGGTCTGGTACGAGCACGAGCATCCCGACGAGGCGATGTCGGACTTCGACGACGACCAGGACTGGTCGGACACGGAGTCGGTCGACGCCACCGAACCGCGGGCGGTCGCGCTCGACGAGGAGTTCGAGCGCGTCACGTTCCTCTGCGACACGCCCGACCCGACCGAACGGCCGGAGGACGAACAATGATCGCGCCGACGTGCCAGAAGTGCGGGGCCGAACTCGACGAGCCGGGCGCGCTCGTGTTCAGCCCGCCGCAGACGCTCGGCGCAGGCTCCGTCGTCAAGTACCACGTCTGCGCCGACTGCTGGCAGAAGCTCCTCTCGTGGCTGGCGAAGCGGTGACCTGGCGCGGCTGCCACGCCGGGAGCACGACGGCGCGCGGGTGGACGTACTGCTCGCAGGAGGGGACGACGACGCCCGAGATCGAGGTCGACGGCGTCATGTACCCGATCGGGGCGAAGGTCTGCGACGAGCACAAGGCAGCGATCGACGCTCACCCCGAGAACTGGCGGTGCGACTCGTGGACCGACATCGGTCGGGGCACCTCGAAGCGCACCGACGACCGTCCCAGGCTGGTGCCGTCGTGACGACACGGCAGGCGTGGCGCGCCATGCTCACGGCCGACCAGCGGGCGCTCGCCGCTCGGTCAGGCTGGCTGCTGGGCGAGGAGACAGAGGCCGACTACCTCCTGGCGGTCGCCGCGTCTCACGAGGCGCGCCACGCGTTCGAGCGGCGGCTGGTCGAGGCGGCCCGGATCGCGGACTGGCCGGTCGAGTACCGGGTGTCGGCCTGATGGGCTACGGGCCGAGCCGAGTGACGAGCCGACCGTTCGCCGTGACCCGTCTCGACGCCGCGCTCGCGCCCGACCATCACGTCATCAGGAGCAGATCGGGTGGCGGGCGGCTCGCGTGGACGTGCGCGTGCGAGCACGAGTGGACGATGGTGACCGGGTGGCTATCGCGCTCCGACTGGGACCGCCAGGAGGCGGCGTGGCAGGCGCACCTCGACGCCCAGATCCCCGAGATCCACTGGAGAGCGGCGTGACCGACCGGGAGCACCGACGCATGGCGATCTGGTGGGGCGGCTTGTTCGCCATCTTCTGGGGGGCGTTCGTCCTCCACCTCGCCGTCGGCGGCGGTGACTTCGCACTCGGCCTTGACGGGGTGGGCCTCGTCGTGTCGGCGTTCTTTCTCGGCGCGCACCTCGCTCACCTCTGGCACGTCTACGAGCCGTGACCGACAGGGAGTTGATCGACGCGATCGCCCACTACGTCGGGAACTACCACGCCCGGCGCATCACGGCGCGGAACATGCGGCTGCGCGCCCGGGCGAAGGAACTCCACCGAGCGATCCACGAAGGACGGATCTGATGGCCGGTCAGATCCTCCGGTTCCCGGAGACGGCGGAGAGAGGCCGATCACCGGTGCTCTGCGACCAGTGCGCCCGGCCGGTCGACGGCAAGTCGATCCTCGCCGGTGATGTCCGGCCGCTCGGGCTGGACTCCTACCTCGTCGAGCCGGACCGGCTCGATCGGAACGTGCCGTGCGGCTGCTACGCCGACGCGGTCTGGCTCAAGGCCTGGAGGACTGATGCCTGACCCTGACAGTCGAACGAACGTCGAGGACCGGTACGGCGTCGACGCCGAGGCGACGGGCATGACACCCGTCTGGCGGATCGTCCAGAAGGTCCACGCCGAGATGCCGCTGATCCCGAAGTCGCAGCGTGCTCCGTCGGATATGGGCGGCTTCGCGTTTCGAGGCATCGACGACATCGAGGCGAAGCTCAAGCCGCTCCTCGCCGAGCACGACTTGTTCTACGTCCCGATCGTCGTCGGGTTCGAGCGCGACGACACCGGGCGCACGGCGGGCGGGAAGGTGAACCAGCGCGTGACCGTCCACGTCGTCCTCCGGTTCTACGGCCCCGGCGGTGACACGCTCGATATGGACGGCTGGGGCGAGGCGACCGACACCGGCGACAAGGCGACGCCGAAGGCGACGACCAACGCCACTAAGAACATCCTGACCGCGTGGCTCCAGTTGCACGCCCGCGACGACGACACCGACGCACACTCAACCGAGGACGAAGTCGAGGACCCGTACGCCTCACCGTTGCAATACGAGCGCGTCAAGTCCGCCGTCGCCGAACTCCCCGAGGACGAACGAGCGAAGGCAGCCGGTGAAGGTCTCGTGCTCGGCGTGAAGGTGTCGGAGGTGATCGACGGGAAGCGGATGATCGTGATGCGCGAGTCGCAAGTCCAGCCGCTCCTCGACCGTCTCGCGAACCTCAAGACGGAAGCCGAGGCGAGCGACGCGCCGTTCGCTGGGGCGAGTGACGAACTGCGCGAGGCGGATGCCACGCTCGCCGAAGCCGACGCGAAGGCCGAGGGCGCGGGCGTGCCTCTGGAGAAGTACGGCTACGAACTCTGGTCGCACAAGGATCTCGACCTGACGCTCGAACCGAAGGGCCTCCCGACGACGGGGACGATCGCCGAGAAGGCAGCACGGCTGCGCGCCTGGGACGCGGCCAACCAGCCCGACGGATACACCGAACCGGAAGAAGCTCCGTACTGACCTGCGCCTCTGGTCACGCGGCGCGCGACGGACTACGGTGCGCTTCCCGATCGACATAGAAGTGCCCCCCGACCCAGGTCCGTAGGTCGGGGGGCAAGTGCTCCAGCCGGAAGGGGGAACTCCCAGAGATGGAGGTACCGCTCGTGACCGACCCCAACGAAGGAGCCGCTCGTGCCCGACCCTAGCAGCCTCCCGCCCAGGTCCGACACCGGCGCTTTCGCGCTGGTCCCGGAGTGGCTGGTCTACTCGGGCGTCTCCGGGACGGCGCTCAAGGTCTACTGCGTCCTCGCCCGGCACGCCGACTTCGAGTCCGGCGAGTGCTGGCCCGGCCGGGACCGCATCGCCGAACTCCTCGACTGCTCCCCGACGAGCGTCGACCGGGCCGTCACCGAACTCGTGAAGGCCCGGGCGCTCAAGGTCAGGCGGCGCGGCCTCGGGATGACGAACCTCTACACCGTCATCCGGGCCAGAGTCACCACGAATGGGGACTCTGAGTCACCGGAATCGGCGACTACGGATTCCCCGGAAGTGGCGAGGGAACGAGAGCCAGAGAACCAGAACCAGAAGAACGAGACTTCGCGGCCTTCGCCGCGTACGCGCAGGTCGTCACCCGAGGCGAAGGAACTCACAGACGAGTGGTGGGAGAACCTCAAGGCAGAGGGGAAGCAACCGCGCGGGTCTACCGCGTACGTCGCGACCAGGGGAATCATCCAGACGATCCTCAACGAGGGCGTCTACTCGGCCGCCGTGATCCGAGACGCGCTCGGCCGGATGGGCACGAGGCCGCCGACGGCGCAGCGTCTCCGGGACCAGTGCTGGGGCGTGAACCGCGAGACCGAGGAAGCCCAGCCGCAGTTACCCGGGTGGATGACCGAACGGTACGACGAGACGACCGGCGAGATGGTCCCGACTGAGGGCAGGAAGGCGGACGACGATGGGCAAGGCGGGAGCAGCGTGGCTTCTGCGGGCGGTATCCGCGGTGACGGTCGTGACGGTCGCGACCATGTTCAGCGATGCGAACCCGAGGACCGAGGTCGAGCACGAGGCGCAGAGGATCGCGGCTCCGATGACGGCCGACTCGGGCGAGTACCGGCCGGGGCCGAACCGGCTCCCGCCCCAGAATCAGGAGGCGGAGGAGGCGCTCCTCGGGGCGATGCTGATGACCCGGTCGGCGATCGAGGCGGCGGAGACCGTCCGGCCGAGTGACTTCTACGTCCCGGTCCACTCCCAGGTGTTCGAGGCCATCATGGGCCTCTACGAGCGTGGTGAGCCGGTGGATCTGGTCACCGTGGCAGCCGAGGCCGAAGCCCACCGGAACGGGTCCCAGAAGGTCACGAAGCAGAAGCTCCTCGAACTCCTCGCCGCGGCTCCGGCGTCGGCGAACTCGTTGCACTACGCCCGGATCGTCACTGACCTCGGCGCGAAGCGGGCGCTCGACCGGGGCCTCCTCGAAGCTCGGGATCTCGTCCACGAACCTGACCTGCCCGCCGCGGAGTGCGTCGCCCGGGCGCACGACCTGATCCGTGACGCCGACCTGCCGATCGAAGGGGGCCTGATGTCGCCGACGATCGACGAGTTCGTCGAGACGGCCGAGGACCCGCTGCCGTGGGTGATCCCCGGGACGCTCCGCCGCCGGGAGCGACTGATGATCGTCGCCGAACCGGGCCTCGGTAAGACGACCCTCGCCCGCCAGATCGCCGTCCAGGTGTCCCAGGGCATCCATCCGTGGAAGTCGTGGGAGACGCTCGACCCGGTCAGGGTGTTGTTCATCGACCTGGAGAACGAGCGCGCCGGGTCGCGCCAGGAACTCCGGGAGATGACCGACAAGGCGGCGCTCCGGGATCTGCTCGCCGAACGCACGCCGTACGACTCGGGGCGGCTGCGGTTCGAGTTCCGGCCCGAGGGGATCGACGTGCTCCACCGCGGCGACCAACTCTGGTTGACCGAACGGATCGCGGCGAACAAGCCGGACGTGGTCGTCCTCGGCCCGGTCTACAAGCTCCACAACATCGACGACAACTCGGCGCAGGAGTCGAAGTCGGTCCTCCAGGTCCTCGACCGTCTCCGCATCCGGTACGGGTTCGCGCTCGTGATGGAGACGCACGCGCCGATCGAGTGCTGGATGAACCAGGGCACGAAGCGTAAGCCGCTCCGCATCGGCGGTTCCCGGGTCTGGACTCAGTGGCCCGAGTTCGTCGCCGGTCTCACGCCCGAGTCGAACCAGCGGACCGTCTACTGGACGCACGTCCGCCCGCCGAGGTACCGGAACCGGGCGTGGCCTCAACGGATGCACCGAGACGGCCGGACCTGGCCGTGGGAACCCGACGACCTCTACTGAGGAGACCCATGAAGCGGACCGGCTGGCTCCGGCGCGGGAAGCCGCTCCGGCGGGGGAAGGGGATCAGGCAGATGTCCGAGAAGCGGCGCGAGACGCTGCCGACCCGGCGGGAGGTGCGGATCGCCGTCCTCGCCCGCGACGGCGGATGCCGAGGCCGGTTGATCGTCCCCGAGGTCCAGTGCATGGGCCTCCTCGAAGTCGACGAGATCGTGAACCGGGGCCGGAAGCCCGGCGGGGAACTCGACGTGGACAACGCCCAGGCGCTCTGCCGGGCGCATCACCGGTGGAAGGGCGAGAACCCCGTCGAAGCGGAGAAGCGTGGCCTCTGGATGACGGCCGGGGGCAACTCGTCCTGGGCGGAGGCGAAGGAACTCGCCCGCCAGGCGCTTCTCGGGACCGACGTACCGGACTCCTGATATGGTCGGTTTACATGGCGAAGGATGAAGAACGCGAAGCGCCGGGGTTATCACTGGCGATCGAGGCGGCATCTGTCCAGGAGGAGGTCCGACTCCTGACGACCCGCCGCCGGAAGCTGATGCTTGCGGCGCAACGGGGCCGGGTCACCCACGAACGGCTCGCTCAGATCATGGGCCGGTCGAAGTCGTGGACGACCGACGAACTCCGGCGTGCTCGGGAACAGGAGACGGCCGACAGGAGTTGACGGCGACGTACCGGAAGTCTGGTACGCTCACCGTGGTCGTCGGAGATCCCGGCGGCTGGAAGGGGGAACCTAATGCACGAGATCCACGAGTCCGACACCGTATTGCTCGGTGGCGGCAAGTCGGCCTGGCACAACCTCGGGATCGTAAGGCCCGAGGGCCACGTCATCACGATCGACGAGGCGCACCAGACCGTGGCTCCCTGGGAGCCGAAGCTCGTCCCCGTCTACCTCAAGGCGGAGGACACGACGTTCGACGGGTCGCCGATCTTCACGCCGATCCCCGACAAGGTCGCCACCGTGCGGCCGGACAACGGGGAAGTGCTCGGGATTCTGTCGGACGAGTACGGCTTGTTCCCGAACAAGGACGGGTTCGCGCTCGCAGAGGCCATCGTCAACGACCCGAACGTCGAGGTCGAGACGGCTGGCACGCTGCGCGGCGGGAAGCTCGTCTGGGTCCTGCTCAAGCTGAACCGCGAGTTGGACGTGAACGGCGACAAGCTCGACCCGTACCTGTTGGTGCGGTGGTCGCACGACGGCTCGACTGCCGTCTCCGTGGACGTGACGTGCGTCCGGGTGGTCTGTAAGAACACCTGGAACGCCGCCGAGTCTCGGGCGACGCGGTCGTGGCGTGCGCGGCACACCGGCTCCATCGTGGAGCGGGCGCACGAGGCACGAGGCGCACTCCGGCTCGCCGACACCTACCTCGACGACTTCGAGGCCGAGGTGAAGGCGCTCCAGGAGACGCTCGTGACCAACGCTCGGTTCGAGGAGATCGTCCGGGACGAGTTCCCGATCGACTCCGACCTCGGCAACCGTGCCCGGCTCGGCCGGGAGCGGAAGCGTGAGGCGATCCAGAGCCTCTGGAACAACGACCCTCGGGTCGGTCCGTTCCAGGGGACCGGTTGGGGAGCCGTCCAGGCGTTCTCGACCTGGGAGGAGCACGAGCGCACCGTCGTCGGCGATCGGAACGAGCGGCGTGCCCTGCGCTCGATCCAGGGTTCGGCGCTCTGCGAGCGGGTCCGCGACAAGGTCCTCGTCACCTGACGAGGCCGTAGCGGGGACGGCCCGGAACCTGCCCTCCGGGCCGCCCACGGTATGGACACCCAAGAGCGAGAGCGACGAGAAGCAGAGGCGAAGGCGATGCGCGCCGCCGGTGATGACCGGTGGGCGCGCGTGCTCGCGCCTGTCAAGGCGAGCAAGGCGTTCCGGGAAGTCTCCGTGTCGATGGAGGACTACATGGTCCACCTCGGCATGAAGGACTGGGAGCGCAACACGATCCACAACGCCGAGACCGAAGCGCGGGTGTTCGCCGCCGCCGGAGTCGAGCATCTCCTCGACCTGCCGCGCCACGAACGGAACGGCGTCCCGCACCTCGGCGACGAGCGAGCCGTGCGAATCCGCAAGGCGATGGCGACGGTCGAACCTGCTATCCGACGCCGAGTCGCCCGGGGCGAGGACCCGCTGAACGTGATCCGGTCGGTCCTCAACGCGTTCACGGCCGACACGAGCCGCCACCAGTCCGGCTCGGCGATCACCGGGGCGCGTCGGACGGGGACGCTCCGCTCGAAGGCGGACCGAACACTCGACTCGTCACTGGCGACGCTCGACGGTGTCGTCCTCGCACTGACGAACCTGCCGGTCGACCAACTCGGGGGGCACGTCCGGGCGTCGTCGGCCGACCAGATCCACGAGGCGTACAACGCGCTTCGACGGTTAGAGACCCGATTCCGAGAAGGGGATCATCATGCCCAGCACGATCAGTAAGGCGGTCCGACTCCACGTCGACCGGCTCACGTTCGACCCTCGCGTCAACCGGTCCGTCCGGGACGCGTGGGTCAAGTACCTGGCCTCCGAGTTCGACCTCGAACTCGCCGAGCCGATCACCGTGTCCGAACGGGCCGACGGTTCGCTCGTCGTTCTCGCCGGTCAACACCGGGTCCTGGGGATGCGGAAGGCGATCGACGACGGCCGGATCAACGGCGACGGGAAGATCGCGTGCAAGGTCTACCACGACCTCACCGTCGCCGAGGAGGCCGCGAAGGCGAAGTACGACCACCGGCACCGTTCGCTCGGGAAGGTCGCCGAGTTTAAGCTCGACGTGACGGCGAAGGACCCGGACGCGGTGGCGATCAACAAGATCGTCCAGGGCGCGGGCTGCCGGATCGAGGAGCAGGCCCGCACCGACGGCCGGACGATCCGGGCGACTTCGGCGCTGCGGAAGGTCTACGGCGGGGCGGACCTCACGACCGTCGCCCAGAACCCGATCGTGCTCAAGGCGACGCTCCAGACGATCCTCAACGCCTGGGAGCCGACGCCGCAGTCGTGGCACGCGGCGATCATCGAGGGCGTCGGGCGGGTGTTCCTCCGGTACCGCAGCAAGATCGACGTGGACCGGCTGGAGCGCACCCTCGCCGGGTCGCACGGCGGAGCGATCGGCCTGGAGATGCGCGCCCGCACGCTGCGGGAACTCCAGGGCGGCAAGCTCGCCGTCGCGGTCGGCGGCGTGATCGTCGAGGCGTACAACAAGGGCCTCCGCGGCGCGAAGCGTCTCGACGGGTGGTGGGACTGATGGCCGCCACCCAGACGCTCGTCGGGCACAAGACGATCTCGACGGACGGGAAGGTCGTCGCCGAGATCGGCGTCCGGGAACTCGGCGAGCCGGAAGGCGACGACGCCCGGTTCGAGGACGAGAAGTTCGTCGCCGAGGTGAACCTCCCGGGCGGAGAAGCGTGGGCCTGCTTCGGCGAGTCGCCGACGGCGGCGCTGATGAAGGTCATGGAGGCCCTGCGCTCCGACGCCCGGATGATCCGGCGGTGCTCGAACGCGCTCCTCGCCTACGTCCGGGGAGAGGACGAGTTCTGATGACGTGGATCGTCTGGATCATCCTCGCCTGGGTCGCCTACCAGTTGCTCGTCAACCGGCGCAGGCGGCTCCAGCGGCGGAACGTGCGCCGGTGCGCGCATTGTGGCTCGACGAGGCTCTACTCGGGCGTGAGCGGCGTCTCCGGGGTTCGCTGGGAGAAGTGCCGGTCGTGCGACTGCGCGCTGGTCTGGGAGGACTGATGCCCGCCGACATCGAGACGCAAGTTGACAAGGCCCGGGAGGCGCTGGAGCCGCTCTGCTCGCCGTCCGTGATGTCCGTCGAGGAGGCGATCGAGTTCTACGAGAACGTCATCTCGGACTGCCGCACCACGATCGCGGCGCTTCGCGAGGATCTCGACTGATGGACTGGAACCTCGACCTCGACCTCGACTCGGACGAGCCGCCGACCCGCGCCCAGATCAACGAGGCCCGGGCGGAGTGCGAGCGGTGCGGTGCGCCGATGGTCGCCCGCAACGTCGGCGGCGAAGCGTCGACGGACCTCAAGGTCTGCGTGTCCGTGTACCGGACCGGCCATCATCGAGACCGCCATGAATGACCCGCTGATGGAGAACCCGCTTCTCGACCTCTGGCGTGAGCACGGCTCACCCGAAGTGCAACGCGCAGCGGACGAGGCGTTCCTCGACTGGGCGAAGGCGAACAAGGCCGGGGAGGACCGGCCGGAGCCAGTGTCGCCGTACCAGGCGAAGCGGGACGCCCAGTCGAAGTACGCCTGGGCCGTGCCGTCTGATGCGGCGCTCGACCGGCTCGTGAAGTGCTCGCCGCTCGTCGAGATCGGTGCCGGACTCGGCTACTGGGCGGCGCTGCTCGCCGACCGGGGAGCCGACATCGTCGCCTACGACCTCCACACTCCGGCCAACGACGGCGAGGGCCGGTCGACCAACTGGTTCCCCGGGGCGACGAAGCTCTACTACCCGGTCCAGCGAGGCGGCGCTCCACGAGCCGCCGATCATCCCGACCGGACGTTGTTCCTCTGCTGGCCGCCGTACGGGACGGCGATGGCGAACACGGCGCTCCAGGCGTACGAGAGGGCCGGGGGCCGCCAGGTCGTCTACATCGGCGAGTCGGCGGAGGGATGCACCGGCGACGGAGCGTTCCATCGTCGGCTCGACCGCCGCTGGAACGAGATCGACGAGGTCGACGTGCCTCAGTGGCCGGGCCTCCACGACTACATGACGATCTACGAGAGGAAGGACGGGTGAGTCGTGAAGGGCGCTCGGGCGCTACGAGTCGAGTTAGAGCACTGTCGAGCGAAGGTCGCGATGGGCGAACACGCGGCCCGGAGTCTCGCCGTGAAGCTCCGCGGCGAGGGTTCGAGCGTCGACGCGTACCGGTGTCCGTTCTCGAACGGCGAGACGCACTGGCATATCGGGCATCCGCCGAACGAGCGGGCGCTCAAGCGGATCGCGCTCGCGATCCGGCACCAGAAGGGGGAAGTTGACTGATGGGATTCGGCAACGGCGGCTCGGGCCTGTCGATCAAGGAACTACATCGAGCGATGCCGAGGCTCGGGTTCACGAAGATCCGCACGAACGCCGGGAACCACGTCTGCTACCAGCACGAGAACGGGAGGCGGGTGAGCATCACGGCCCCGCACGGCAAGGCCGGGGTGTCGAAGCCGCTGCTCCGCTCGATCGGCGGCGTGATCGGCTGCTCGGCGAAGGAAGCCGAAGCGCGCCTACGACAACGGAGGAACCGATGACCTGCCCGAAACGAGCGAGAGTGTTCCCGCCCGGGACGGACATCCCCTGCGGCCCGGACGTGTCGTGCGGCCTGGACGACGACGGCCACGACCTGCACGTCGGCGAGACGGGCTTCACGGTCGACGGCGAGGCTCAGACGGTCAAGTGGCCCGACACCGACCGGCGGTCGTTCACCGGCGAGTTCAGGCCGTGCCCGGACATCGACGCGGTCACGGCCGCCGAGACTGGTCCGTGCGTCCTGCCCAGAGGTCACCGAGGAAGGTGCGCGCCATGAAGGACCCGGACATCGACAGGACCGTGGCCGCCGAGATGGCGATGTTCGAGGCCGAGGAGCTTCTCCGTCGGCGGGACGACCGGCCCCTCCAGATGCCGCCGTTCGACTGGGCGATCGAGTGCCCAGAACTCGGTGATCCGTGATACCGGGAATCCGGTACGTCCCGGGAGGGTTGTACGAGGCATGAGGAGATACCTGTTGATCGCGCTCGTCCTGCTGGTGGTGGCGTTCGCCGCCGTCGGCTGCTCGGGCGCGCCCGCCCACGTCACCAGCGCCGCCGGTGGCGCTCCCGCCCTGGCGACCGTCCACCCGCCCTGCCCGACCGGGCAGGTCCTCGTCGGGGACGGCTACGCCCCCGGCGTCTGCCACGACTTCGACACCCTCGCCCCCGCCGAGAAGCAGGCAGCGGGGAACTACCCATGCCCCGTCGACCGGACGGTCTCGATCGTGAACATCGGGACCGGCTGGGCGACGAGGTGCCTCTCGACGGAAGGAACACCGTGACCATCATCCTGATCGTCCTCGGGTCGCTCGTCGTCATGTTCGCCGGGCTGCTGATCCGCAACCAGCGAGCCACCGAGCAGGTCCGCGACGAGATCCGCCGCCAGAACGGGACCTACCGGCCCCGGCGGCACGTCGACTTGTTCGCGCCAGCCGACCGGTTCTGGGCGCGCCGTCGGGCACGCCGGGCGTCCCGGTGACCGCCGTGCTCGTCGTCCTCGCGATCTGCGCCGTCGTGGCGCTCGTCGTCGCGTTCGGAGCGGTCGCGATCCCGGGCACCTGGCGCGACGTGCGCGACGCGATCCGGCGGCGTGACGAGCGCCGCGAGGCGGACCTGCGCCTCAAGGTCGCCTCGACGCAGTTCGCCATCCAGATCACGAAGTTCGGCGAGACGCTCGCCGAGGTGCTCACCCCGGCGCTCAAGGAAGCGGCGGTGTCGATCGCCGCGTTCGGCGCTGCCTGGTCGGACTGGTTCGAGGCGCAGTCGGCGGAGGTCCAGGACCAGATCCGCCGCATGGCCGAGGTGACCGAGGCGGCGGAGTGATGGCGAAGCACTGGAAGGTCGAGGCCGAGTCCGTCGGCCGCCACGTCCACGTCCGGCTGCGCGCCGGGCCGAAGCCGCAGGACCGCGCCCTCCTCGGGGGCCTCGTCATGGACGCCGAGGAGTGGCACCAGTTCCGCCACGCGATGCACCAGGGCCTCCCGGCCGAGATCGACGACTCGAAGGTCGACTACCTCGGGATCGGCGTGCCCCAGTGACGTTGTTCGGTGAGACGCCGATCGTGAGCGGGATGCGGAAGTGCCGGGTCGTGACGTGCCCGTTCGATCCTGCGCCGGGGAGCGACTGGTGCGTCGACCACGACCCGAAGCTGGCCGCCGACGCGCACGCTCGGAACACCGACCCGGAGACTTCGCACGCCGCCGCGTCGAGCGTCGGGGACCTCCGGCCTCGGCAGGTCGCGGTCCTCGACGTGCTCCGCCGGTGCGGGCCGTGCCACGACGAGGCGATCGCCGCCTTCTACACCGGGCCGCCGCAGTCGCCGTCTGGTCTGCGGACCCGGCGGCGGGAACTCGTCGACGCTGGTCTCGTGCGCGACTCGGGTGACCGGGCGAGACTCCAGACAGGACGGCAGTCGATCGTCTGGGAAGTCGTCGAGTGAGCGAACCGAAGGTGCGCGCCGCTCACGCCTGGAAGTCGAACGCCCACCTGATCGAGGACGTGGCGAAGCTCGGGTATCTGAACGGGCACGTCCTCGACCCGACGTACGGGAAGGGCCGCTGGTGGAAGCGGTGGCAGCCGAAGCGGTTGACCACGTCGGCGGACGTGCCGCTCGACTTCCGACGGATGCCGTTCCCGACCGACACCTTCGACGCGGTCGTGTTCGACCCGCCGTACGTCGCGCCCGGCGGCCGTGAGACTTCGACGATCAAGGGGATGCACGCCGACTACGGCATGGACGGCACGAGGCCGACGCCGTGGGAGACGTGGGATTACAACCAGGCCGGGTTCTGGGAGTGCGTGCGCGTCGTCGGCGACGGCGGGTACGTCCTCTACAAGTCGAAGGACTACGTCACCTCCGGGCACGTCCAGTGGGTGATCGACTGGATCATCGGCGACACCTACGACTCGAACCTCGACCTCGTCGACCGGTTCGAGCACGTCGGGAGGCCCGGCCCGCAGTCGCAGAAGGAACAGGTCCACGCCCGCCGGAACCTGTCCACCCTCCTCGTGTTCCGGGTCCCGAAGCACCAGTAGGCGCAGAACCGCCCGGGCCGCTTAGACGGCGATCTGGGCGGCCTGGTGGCCTTCTCCGACAACGGCCAGGACGGGCGCTTTCGGAAGATTCCCGCGCAGCCCGTCCCGGTCGGCTAGGGTCCTCGTCACGACCGGCCGAGTAAGCCGGTCGTCTCGCGTCCAGGCGAGTGACCTTGACCCCTACCGCTGGAGGTACCCAGTGGCGAGGAGAGGCTACACCTTGACGATCGTTGCGTTTGCGGCGATCGTCGCCGTCGGCTTCGCGACTTCGAGCGGAGCGGCGGCGCATCACAACCAGGCCCACACTCGGTTCGTGCCGGAAGTTCAGGCCGCCGAGCGGGCCGCGAGTGTCACGGCGTACACGAACGCGGTGACGCTCAACGAGGCGGAGGCGTGGGACGCGGCGGTAGCGGCGAACTGGGGCCAGGCGCTCCAGGCACTCGCCGACAACTACCACCCGGCTCCTCCTCCGGCCCCGGCGAGTTGCAACGCCCCGAACTGTCCGCACAAGGCTCCGCCGCCGAGGCCGTCAGGCCCGTCGTCGACGGGAGCGTGCGGTGGGGCAACGAACGGAGCGGACGCGTTCATCGGCCGTGAGTCCGGCGGCAACCCGAGCGCCCAGAACCCGTCGGGCGCGTACGGCTGCTACCAGATCATGCCGGGGACGTGGAGCGGGTCGTGCTCGGACCTCGGTCCCGAGATGGGATCGAGCACCTCGGCGCAGGCTCAGTGTGCGTCGCGGCTGCCGCGGTCCTCGTGGAGTGCGTCAGGCCCGACGTAAGCTCGGGTACCGACAGAACCGTGTTCGAGGCCCCGGTGGGCGATCCTCGCCGGGGCCTCGTCGCGTCTACCGGCAGATCCGCTCCAGGTGGCGGAGACCCTTGATCTGGTCGGTGAGCTTCGTGGCGGTCGTAGCGAGCTTCGTCTTGTCGTTCTGCGCGACGGCGATCAGCCCGTCGCCGACGGTCGACTGGTAGTTCGCGTCGACCCGGGCGACGCATCGCAGGACGCGCTCGTTGTCTCGGGACTGGCGGACGGCCGAGTTGACCTCGCCGAGACGCAGCCAGAGGCCGACGTTCAGGGTGAGCGAGAGCGCCAACAGGAACGCGACCGTCCAGAACACGAACCGCCGACTGGCGAGCACGGCGTCGATCTGCGCCAGCGATTGTTCGACGCTCACGAGTCCCCCTGACCCTGACTCTTGAGTTCGGCGAGCACTTCCCGGATCAACGACTTCGCGAGGTCGCCGGTGAGCGCGTCGAGTTGCCCTTGTGTCTTAGCGTGCCCCGTCTCGCAGGCGAGGAGCGCCAGCTTCACGCCGTCCATCTCCTCGGCGTGACGCTTGTCGCGAGCCACCTGCGCTACCTGCTGGGCGTCGAACTCCTCGCGCAACGTCCCGAGCGTGCTCGACAGGCTCGACGCGGAGACGCCCCGGACGATCTTCGGCACGAGCCATACGCCGAGCGAGACGAGCACGCCCGCCGCGCCGATGGCGACGTAGAGCCAGGACTCCATGCGCGGTCATGCCTTCGAGAACACGACGGCTTCGCCCTGGTTGGCGAACAAGCCTCCGAACGGGTCGACGGGAATGAGAGCGAGACCGTTCTGGCCCCAGCTTGCGCCCCACGACTGGAGCATCACGAACAGGCGGTTACCGGAGGCGTCGACCTGCTTCCCGACGAGGTTGTACCGGTGGCCGCCGACGACCTGGCCGACATCCGGGTGGATCTCGTTGTTGGCGTCGGGGTTCATCATCCCCTCGGTCCAGTCGGAGCCGATGCCGACGGCGACGGAGTCGAGCGCCGCCCAGATGTCGTCGACCGTCGTCAGCCACGCGTAGGACTTGAGCCAGCCCAACTGGACCGCAGCCTTGCACCCGGCGAGGACGGACGTGCCGGACTGCTCGTCGGGCGGCTGGCCGTCGATCTTCTGGGCAAGCTCGTAGTCCGACTCGGCAGCGGCGTCACCCGAACGAGCGTCGAACGCTGCGGTGACCGGCTCGGTCGCCAACTGGTTGACGGTCCCGAAGCCCACACACTCGCCCTCCGGCCCCTGGTCAAGCCTCGGGACGATGCCGGTGACGTGGAGGACGTTCCCGTTCGGCGGGACCGGCGTCGGAGACGGTGTCGGCCCGGGCGGGACCGGCGTCGGGCTGGGAGGCGGTGAGGGCGGCACCGGCGTCGGGGACGGGTTCACGACCGCCTCGACCGCCGTGAGGCGCACGTCGAGGGCGTGGATCGCCACGTCCTGCCACCGGTCGTACCGGGTCGGGACGCCATGCTTCCCGCCCGACGGCGACGCGATCCAGTTGCGGGCGTCCCAGTCGGGAACCCGGTCGAACGTCCGTCCGCCGAACTGGGTGACCTGGGCCTTCGGCATCGCTCCTCCTAGTGGGTGTTGTCGGCGATCCAGTTTGCGATCGCGTCTGCGTCCTGCTGGTCGTAGTGCAAACAGTCGACCCGGGGCACGACGATCTGGCCGTACACGTCGCGCACGTCGAGCGTCGACGACGCCGAGGCCGTCGAGGAGTTCAGCGCGCTCACGTTCGCGTCGAGCCACGAGACCGGAGCGTCCGGGCCGAAGTCGGAGGCGTAGTACGGCGTGCAATAGGTCGGGTCCATGTAGAAGTGCCCGAGGTTGAGGAAGATGACGTGCGCGCCGTGCGACGAGCCGATCCGTTCCACGTCCCGGACGGCCTGCTGCCATTCGGGGCCGGGCGCGGCGGGCGCACCGTCCCGGAGGAGGGCGTCGATCGCGCCGACGTTGACGACGACGTAGTTCAGGTCGGTGTGACGGTCGACGAGCGCCTGGAGTTGGGCGTGCCAGTCCGTCCCGACCGGGCAGCCGAGCGCCTTGTACGAGTACGGGGCCGGGACACCTCCGGCGTCGGAGGTGACGTGCGACCCGCCGAGGAGCGAGCACTGGCCGGACCAGTCGTTCTCGACGAGGTTCCAGCGGCCGTCGTCCTGGATGCCGATGCCGACGACGCCCGAGTTCGAGTCGCCCCACGTCGCGACCTTCGGAGGCGGCGGAGGCGGCGGGTCCTTCGTCGGGCGCAGACCGAAGCCCGCGCCGTAGCCGACGGCAGCGATGGCTCCCGCTGCGGCGGCTCCGATGATGCGCTTCGTGCGGAGCTTCACCCGGCTCGGATCTCCCGGAGCTTCCGCTCGGCGTCGGGGACGACGAGGTCAGCGGCGGTGACAGGAGCAGGCGCAGCCGGGGTGATCCAGTGCAACTGCTGGGTCGGGTCGCTGGCGTACGCCTTGTTCCAGATGCCTCGCAGCGCCTCACCCAACTCGACGACGGAGCCGTCAGGCCGCACGCCGATCGGAGTGTGATGGAACACGTCCTGGAGGGTCATCTTCGACGCCTCGTACCCAGGGTCGTTGAGGTACTGGAGACAGTGGGTGCCGATCGAGAGCAGGGTGTTGATCGTGTTCGCGTCGCCCTGGAGGACGATCTCGACGGCGTCGATCGCGCCGGACCGGGCGAAGCCTCTGAGGTCATCGGGGGAATACATGCTCACTCCATCGTCGGGAACGGGTGCGGGACCGCCGTGGATCGTCGTGATCGACGGGTCCCAGACGGTCAGATCGTACGGGCCAACGTCGCCGTACTGGTGGCCGATGCCGTTCGTGTAGCCGCAGAGCGACTGGCCGCAGCCCGGGTAGGCGGCGACCCAGACCCACGGCCGGGCGACACCGGCAGCGTCGAACGCGGCGAGCACCTGGCCGAGGATCGCCGCCGAGCAGTAGACGCCCGGGTTCGGATGCCCCGACCGGCGGCGCATCGCGACCCAGCCGGGGCCTTGCGACGGGGTGGCGTCCCCGGTCTCGATGTCGAGGACATCCCCGGCGTTCGTCGAGGGGTGGACGGCGATCGAGAGCCGGAACCCGGTGAAGCGGTCCCAGGCCGACTGCGGCCAGGCGTAGAAGCCGTCGATGTACCCGGCGACGACCGGCGCGTCCGACGGGATGTTCCCCGGCGTGACCGAGTCGTAGCCGACGAGCAGGCCGGTCGAGGCGAGAGTCTTGCCCCACCGGCGGTGCCGACCGAGTCGCCGGACCCGAGCCGGACCGTGATGACGGCGACGCTGCTGGCGGTTGAGGTGCTGCCGCCGTGCGACCCGTACCCGGTCGAACTCCAGCCCGGCGACTACGTCGTCGGCGGAGAGGTGGATATGGGCGGTCAGGTTGGCGCTCGGCACGTCCTACCCGATGCCCCAGCCCGCCGTCTTGTCGGCGATCCACGCCTCGATCTCCGAGACGAACGCCGTCACGCGCAGGCCGCCAGCGGCGACGAGAGACGCGGCGAAGATCGCAAGCTCCGCCTTGAGGTCGACGTTGCCTGCGACGTTCGTGGTCGAGGCGACAACGGCCCCGAGACCGGCGAGAACGACCGCCACGAGCGACGTGAGGATCGGTGACGCACCCTTGCGGGTGACGAGAGCGTTCAGGGGTGGGATCAGAGCGCCGACTACGGCGGCGACGAGCACGGCGGACAGGGTCACGGTTCCCTCCTATGGCGTCTCACCGGCCGCCTCGGCGATCGCCGCGGCGTGCCGCTGGACTTGTTCGAGAACCGGCTGGACGGCGTTCTGCGCTGCCTTCACGGCCCGGTCGACGACCTCGGCGTCGACCTCGTCGGCCATCGTGGCGCGCAGGGCATCCATGACCTCTCCGCCCTGGAGGACTTGAGCGCCGCCCCCCTTCGGGAGGAGGACGACGGCGAACTTCGAGTGCTCGGCGGCGACTTGCATCTCGGCGACCCACTGGTCGGCGACGGCCCGGTCGACCTTGTCGACGCCGGAGATCACGACGATCGACCCGAACGGGATCTGGATGGCCTGAACGTCGAGCGTCGGAGTGGCGGGCACGGCCGCGAGTCTCGCACGGCCCACCCCTGGTTTAGGGGATTCTCAACGGAACAGGAGCGTGGCGGGGACCGGGTCGGTGAACGTCTCGGCGTGAACCCAGTCGACCCGGATGTCCTGCTGGGCGGCGGCCCTCGGGTAGATCCCGAAGTACGGCTCGAACGCTCCGCCGACCGCCGGGACGTTCGTCGTGATGATGTACGGGCCGTCGCCGTTGATCCACCCGGCGACGTACCCGCCGCCGACGCAGACGATGTCCAGGTCCCAGAACGTGTTGGCGACGACGGTGTAGGGGACGAGGATGTCCGTGACCGACGTGCCGTTCGTCGCCCGGAAGAACGGCGACGCGACGGTCGTGTCGAATAGGAACTGGGCGGTCCGGTCCGTGGCCGCGCCTGCCGTGAAGTTGATGTTTGCGTCGGCCTGGGCAAAGCCACAGTGGACGATGCAGTTCGTCGCCACCGAGGTCGTGATCTTCGCCGAGTACCAGACGGCCGGGTCGGCCTGAATGAGCACGGACGAGTCGTCCTTCGCCGCAGCCTGCGACGCTCCGGCCGTCGCCGGGGTGACGAGGATGTAGACGCCCTGCCCGACGCCGGTCTGCTGCCCGGAGGCGGAGGCGACGAGGTTCGTAGCTCGCCAGGGCGTGTCACCGTCCCCGACGGCCGGGTTGCCCCCGTCGACGTGGGTGAAGTCGTCGTGGACGAGGAGACGCCGGTCGGAGATCGACCCGACGATCTGGTAGTTGCTCGACGAGTGCGACTCGATCCAGACCTTCGAGAACGGCGGCGGCCACTGGCCGTCCCGGAGTCCGCACTTGATCGGCGCACCCTGGGCGCGCAGGCCCCCGCCGGGTCGACCCGCTGCCGTGGCCGGGGTGACGAGCGCCCAGTTGTTCGTCCGGTCGACGCCGACGACGGTGCCTCGGACTCTCACCGGCCCTGCCGCATCGCCAGGTCCGGGAGGACGCCCGGATCGAACGTCTCCATATGGAACACGTCGATGTCCCAGATGTTCTGGGCGATCGCGAGCGGGTTCGTCCCGAGAAAGAACGGCTGCGAGTCGGTGTTGTCCGAGAGCGGGTTCAGGTCGAACACCGGTCCGTTGCCGTTCACCCACCCGGCAGCGAAGCCGCCGGACTGGTAGACGATGTCGGCCCAGACCCAGTTGTTGGCGACGTACGGCGTGCCGTCAACGACTTGGTAGCCCGCGTGGCTCGTGTTCAGCCGCCAGTTCGTCGACGTGCTCGGCTGGGCCTCGATGGTCGTGAAGTTCCCGACGGAGTCCTGGATGCCGAACCGGATCTGGCCGAACGTGCCGAACGCGCAGTCGGTTCGGATGCGGCCGTACATCCAGTGCTGGAGGACATCCATCTCGATGCCGTCCTTCACGATCGCCCACCCCGCCCCGGCCGTCGCGATCTCGCAGACGCCCTGCTGGGAGGCAGGAGCCTGGGCGACGGAGACGCCCGCCCCGGACGCTCCGATGTAGTTGCCGTCCCAGCGGGTGTCGCCGAACCGGGAGTTGGTCGTGCTCCCCACGAACGCGTTACCGGCGTCGGCGACGATCAGGAAGTCGTCGTGGAACAGGGTCCGGCGCTGGCCGAGCACGCCGCGGATGACGTAGCTCGTGCCGCCGTCGAGCCACACTCGGGAGAGCGGAGGCGGCGGGTTGTTCTTCGGGTACGTCGCCTTCACCTGGCCCTTGCCGAGGTCGAGGCGCACCCGACAGAACCCGTTGTCCCGGTCGACGCCGCAGACCGTCCCGTAGAACTTCATCAGAACGTCCGCCAGAACCGCCCGAGGGTGTGCTTCATATCCCCGGTCATCAGGTCGAGTTCCCAGCCCTGCTCCAGGAAGGTGTGGTACTGGTAGTCGGGCGGCACGACGATCCCGAGGTTCTCGAACGGCTGGAGGACCTGGATGATCGCCTCGTTGCTCAACTCGGGGTCGTTCGGGATGCGGATGCCGACGACTTCGTCCGCCTCGTGGAGGCCCAGGAACCCGGACGTGGTCATCGTGTATTTCTCGTACATGGTGAGGCGGCGGACGAGTTCGACCAGCCCGGCGGCGTAGAGCGCCTCGTAGGACGGCGGGTCCTGGAGGTTGTACGGCGCGCTGATCCAGTGACGAGTGTTGGCGAACGAGAGCGGATGCTGGGGCAGGAAGTCGTCGAGTTGCACGACGGCGGTGATCTGGCTCGTGTTCGTCCCGGTCGTCTGCCCGACGGCGAAGATCCGGTTAGCGATCAGACTCATATCCGGCGTCGAGTCGATCGGGAGGATCTGGATGCCCGGCATCGCTGCGTCGTAGACGACGCTCGGCGCTTCGATGTCGAGGAGCGCGTTCACCTGGCCCTGATAGAGGCCGTCGAGGTTGTACCAGGGGTCGGAGAACGCCGTCGTCTTGTGGAGGTCCGTGAGGATGTGGAGGTAGTTCTCGGCGGCGGTGGTCTGCTGGTCGGGCGTGAAGATGTCCTGGTACGTCGTCCAGAAGAAGTAGGCGTGCTCGGAGAGCGTCGGGATCGGCGACTGGGTGATCCCGGTGTAGTCGGTGACACCGGCACGGCCGAGGACGATCTCGATGGCGTCGGTGACGGGGATGCCCGCCGGGATGGCGAGGACCGTGTCGTCGGGGCCGTCGGCGTTCAGGAGGTAGGTCTGGTCGGGACAGTCGATCTTCCATTCCTCGGACCCGACGTACGGCGTCGGCGCGTTGCCGACGATGTTGCGCTGGGGGCGCTGCCAGACGTAGACGCCCATCGGGAACTCGGCGAGGCCGCCGTCGGGCATCGGGCCGACCTGGAACCACGGCTTGACGTAGAACTGGAACGGGACGTTGCGGAGGAACCCGTAGTCGAAGGCGTCCTGCGCGCCGATCTGGGTCGTCGGCGTCATCGTGAGCTTGAGGAGACCGACGACTGGTCGGGTCCGGTCGAACGTGATCGTCGCCGCCGAGACGCCCTTGAGCGGCCCGATCGTGTTCAGGTCAGCGTCGAGGAGGTCGAACCGGGCCGACATCTGGGCAGCGCCGGACCGCATGACCGCCTCGACCTGCGCGGCGGTGTACCGGCCTTCCCGGTTCGCTCCCAGCGGGCGGGACACGGCTACCTCGGCGCGTCGAGTTCCGAGTACGGGAACGGAGCGCCTCTCGGGATCGGCGTGCCGACCGAGGCGGCGTCGAGGCCGTTGCCCGACAGGTCCCGGATCTTCGTGAGGTCCTGGCCGTCCCAGCATCGCTGGTCGCGCACGTCGTAGAACGCCGACGGGCCGGGCGGCACTCTGACCATCGAGTGGCTAAGCAGGTACTTCGAGAGCGACAACACCTGGGACGGCGTCAACAGGCCCATGTAGACGCCCCACGACTGGACCGGCGCGAGCGCCGAGAACTGCGACGCGCCACCGTTGTCGGCCCCGGCGACGAGCGCGACGGCGTTCGTGATCGCGCCGGGCGGCAGGGCGTTGTCCCGAGCGACTTCGACGCCGTCGCAGTAGAGCTTCGCCAGGTTGGTGCCGTCGTAGGTGCCGACCGCGACGTGGAGGAACCCGTCGAACGGCCAGTTGGCGTAGCTCGGGGTGACGAGGTTCCCTCCGTCGGAAGCGGTGAACCGCATCGTGCCGCCCGCCGAGTTGCGGAAGCCGTACCCGGCCCCGCCGCCGGTGATGTTGCCCTTCGAGAGGTGAGACTTCGCCGCCGTCGACGGGAAGATCGCCGCCATGAACACGGTGAACGGACGGCCCGCCGGGTTGAGGAGACCCGTCGACGGTGTCGTGAGGAACTGCGACGACCCGTCGGGGACGAGACCGGCGGGTGAGTCGAAGCCGACCTGGAGCGACTCGTTCCCGGTGACGTACAGGTCAGCGGTCGCGGTGACCCCGACCGCGGTCGGGGTCGTCGCCGGTTCGGACAGGACACCGAAGTTCCGATCGCCTCGGATTCGCATGACCGCGATCTGGCGGCCACCTCCGGCGGCGGCTCGGGGGCCACGGAGTTCGGGGTACTCGTCGGAGAACCCGATCCCCCTATCCTGGAACTGCCAGCCGAGCTTGTAGCGGCGACCGACGGCCTGACCCGAGACGCGCACGATCGAGAAGTCGCGCCCGGCGACCTGCGGGTAGACCTTCGGCTGGGCGAGCACGTCCGACGGTGCGGCCTTCTGGGTCCGCAGCGGCCAGTTCAGCCACGGAGCCTGGTTCGAGACCTGCCAGTCGTCCGGCCCGGGCGGCACGATCACGCCGAGAGCGACGCCGGGCGATGCGCCGACGATCGACTCCAGGTTGAGGGCCGTGTTGTACGTCGTGACGGCGTAGTCCCAGCCGTTGACGGCGAAGCAGTCGCCGACGTTCGGGGGCGTGTACGCAGCCTCGTAGTCCCGGAACTCCCGCCAGTTCGCCTCGACCTGCGCCGCGGTGGCTCCGAGACCGTCGGTGCGGGGGCCGATGACGGCGACCTTCACCCACGGCAGCGTCGGCATCATGCGGCGGCGGCGGTAGACGGTGTACCAGCCGAAGCTCGACCCGAGCGCCGAGGCGCTCCAGGTGAGCAGGACGTACGGCGGCGAGGTCGTGCCCGACTCGGCGTCGGCGGCTCCCGGGTTCGTCGGGGCGGCCGGGACGACCGTCGCGGTGAGCGTCGGCGCAGCGGGCGGCGGGATCAGCGCCACCGGCAGGTCGTAGCGGGTCAACTGCGCCCCGGCCTCGACGTACGAGTCGGTCTGGCCGCCCTGGGTGGCTCCCTCGATCATGGCGAGGGTCGTGCCTGTCCCGGCGGTGAGGTCATCGGAGCGGGTGTCGTGCCGCTGGAAGCGGTAGCCGGGGAATCCGGCGCACTTAAACAGGATGACGTACTGGGTGTTGATCGCCGGGACGAACGACGAGTCGAGCTTCACGAAGTAGTCCCGCAGCGTGCCGTCCAGCATGTTGTTCGGGTCGAGCGACGCGGTCGAGTCGAGCGTCCCGCCGCCGGAGATCGCCCCGGCTCCGTGGCGGATCTCGATGTTGAGAGGCCGCTGCGGCATCGTGCATTGGTCCTGCCAGGCGACGGTGAACTGGACGCCGGAGTAGGCGGCGGGGAGTCCCGCGCCCGGCGTCGTCAACTGCTGGCCGACGTTCGCGGTCGCCCCCTGGTACACGTCTTTCGTGGCGAGCGCCGAGTACGCCTGCGACTCGCCGTTGATGACCGCGCCGGAGGTCTCGAACAGGAACGCGAGCGCCTCGTTCGTCGTGTAGACGGACTGGGTCGTGCCGTCCCGGGCGATGCCGCCGGGGCCGGTGTCGAGGAACCCGGAGCCTTGCCGGTGGTCGTGGTTGTTGTCCGACGGGCTGGTCGAGGGGATGTCGCTCGTGAGCGTCGGGTTCATCAGCGAGAACGAGAAGGCGTCGAACGTCGAGCCGTTCAGCGCCCCGAGGATCGCGAAGTATTCGGTGTTCGCCGACAGGGCGAGCGCCGAGCCGAGGGCGTAGCGGTCCCAGCCCTTGCGGATGTAGCCGCGCTGGTCGAGGAAGCCCATCCGGTTCTCCAGACAGTGCGTCACCTCCACCCAGAACGCCGAGCTACGCATCCCCTGGGAGTCGAGCTTCCCGAACACGTTGATCCCGAACGTGTCGGCGTTCGCCGCCGAGATGATGTTGTCGACCTCGGTGACCGTCCACGGCAGGCCGGTGTTCGGCGACAGGTACCAGTCGGCGAGGTCGGCCATCTGCTGGAACGCGTCGATCTTCGGGACGTAGCGGGTGTTGCCGATCAGGGTCGTGCCGCCCATGACGACCTGACCGGTCACCGGGATATGCGGGAAGTTCCCCGAGACGGCCGTGCCGACCGTCGCCCGGTTCATAATCGTCGCTCCGATGCGGACCCGGAGGATGCGCCGACCGGCGAGCGCCCCGGCGTTGTTGCCCCGGAAGTAGGCGCTCGCCTGCTGCGCCGCGCCGAGCGCGACGGAGTTCCGGCCGTACACGGCTGCCTGGTACGGCGAGTTGATGTCGCCGAAGTTCAGCGCCCCGGCCGCCTGGTCCTGCCAGTTCGTGGTCGTGTCGCCGGTGTCGGAGCCGGGATAGAAGTAGCTCACCGTCTGGGCGGGAGCGAGCGCCGAGGAGATCTCGGCGTGGATGCCCGGCGCGCCCTTCACCGACGGTGCCCGGAAGTGGAGCGCCGACGGCGTCACCGCGCCCGGGCGGATTCGGCAGGCGATCTCGGCGAGCGTCAGCGCGAGCGGGATGTTCCGCTGCTGGTAGTAGCGGGTCTCCAGCCCGAGCGGCGACGGCGAGTTCGGGTTGTAGTCACCCATCAGGTTCTCCCGTAGACGAACGAAGGGTCAGCGCGAGACAGGCCCGGGACCGTCGCCTGCGCTTCGGCCCAGTCGCGCACGACGACGATCGTCGGCGCGCCGCCCCCGGATGCGAGCGCCGTCGCAGCCCGTTCGAGCTTCGCGGCGGCGGCTTCGAGGCTGGAGCCGTCGACGGTCATGTTCGAGAGCGACGAGTTCGGGACGACGTTCGCGGACGCGCCGAACTGGACGAGTTCGGGGCCTGCCTCGCCGACCATCACCGTCTCGCCCGCACCGACGGGGCCTCCGGCCATGACCCCTCGGGGGAGGACCATGCCGCCGAGGCCGACGGTGTCGGCGGTGATGGTGATGTGTTTGTCCTGGATGGCGTTGAGGGCGGCCTGGACCCCGGCGATCTGGGCGGACGCGTTGTCGGTGACGCCGACGGTCGGGATGTTGTGCTGCTTCATATCGTCGAGGAGCGACTGAACGTCGTGGATCTTCCCCGAGGCGAGGTCGTCGATGATGACCGGCGGCGGAAGCTGCTGGTGGAACTGGTTAAGGACCGCCTGGGCGAGACCGATCTGGCCGGTCGCGAGGTCGTTGATGACGACCGTCGGGTTCGGGTGCGCCTTGCCGAGTTCGGTGATGGCGTTCTGGATGCCAGCGATCTTGGTGAGCGAGTCGCCCTGGTTGACGTTGATCTGCGGGTTCGCGCTCGTCTTGGACAGGTCGCCCATCTTGTCGATGATCCCCTGGATGGCGTCCTTCGCCGGTCCGGCGGGGAGCGAGTCGGCGATGCCCTGGAGGGACGCCTTGAGGGCACCACTGGCGAACGTCGCGGCGGTGGCGGCGTTGCCGGTGTTGAGGAGCGCCTGGTTGTAGGCGTCCTGCTGGGCGATGTTGGCGACCTGGGCGGCGGCGGATTCGATGTCGGCCGTCTTGCCGGACTGCTTCGCCTGGGTGAGCTTGTCCGTCGCCGCCATGAGCTTCGACTGCGAGTCGAGCGCAGCGAGGCCGGTGTTCCCGACCTCGATCTGCTGCTGGACTTCCTCACCGGCGGCAGTCGCGGCCTGCTTAAACGACACTCCGAGCGAGTCGTTGGCGACGGCAGCCTTCGCGGTCGCCTCGTTGTGGAGGCGCTGCTGCTCGATGTTCAGGTTGAGTTGATCCGTAAAGACGGACGTGTCACGGCCCGCCTGATCCATCGCGCTGATGAACTCGATCGCCTGCGGCGTGCCCTTCTTCATCTCGGAGGCGAACGTCGACTGGGCTGCCGCGGCGAAGATGTCCTCCTGGACGACTGCCTGGAGCGCCGCTGCGGTGCCTCCGAGCGCGGCGGCGTGTTCCTTCTGCGTCTCGGTGACCTTGCCGGTGTCGATGTTGAGTTGCGCCTGCTGGGCGGCCATCGTCTGCATCGTCGTGATGGCCTTCGTGAACCCGGGGACGGTCTGCTTATCGAGAGCGTCGGAGATGCGCTGCTGCTCCGCGCCGAACAGTCCCAGGCCGCCGCTCGCGGTGATAAGCGCCGTGCCGAGGCCGACGAGAGCGCCCGCGCCCGCGCCGATGGCCGTGCCGAGACCCGGCTCGATCATCGTGCCGAGCGCCGCACCGGCGACGGTCATGCCCGCGATCGTCTCGGTCGCGTTCTTCGACTGGATGCCCATGAAGGCGATCGCCCCACCGGCAGCGGCGGCGAACGGAGCGATCGTGTTGAGGCCCTGGGCGAGGAGCAACTGAGCGCCGCCCGCTTCCTTGAGGGTCGTGAGGAGGTTGTTCATCGACCCGAGCAGTCCGGCGGTGAGCGACCCGGAGATCGCACCCAGCGCCACTCGGAGGGCGATGAACCCGACGACGGCAGCCTCGACCGGGCCGGGGATGGCGTTGAGAGCCGAGCCGATCCCGGAGAGGACAGGGGCGACGGCGCTCGCCCCGACGGAGATCGACGGGAGGATCGCCGCGCCGAGGTTCGCGAGGACCGCCCCGGCGGATTCGGCGACAGGGAGGAGTTCCTTGAGCGTGTCGAGAACCGGCGTGACGAGCGGACGGCCCAGGTCGCCGAGGAAGTCGTCGAGGCCCGACTTGAGTTGCCGGACCTGGATCTCGGCGTTCTTCGAGGCGTTGTCGATCGACTCCTTGAGCGTCGAGCCGTACTTCTGGGTCGCGAGGTCGGCGGCGGCGACGGCCTTCTCCCCGGCGGTCAACTGGGCGGCGTTCGACTTGCCCGTCTCGGCCATCGCCAACTGCTTGATCGAGGTCTGATCGAGGTCGATGCCGTACCGGGCGAGGCGCGCCCCGCCGGAGGCGAGACGAAGTTCGAGGGTGTTCGCCACGTCGGCGACGGACCCGAGCGCCGGGTTCAGGGCGACGGCCCGGGACGCCAGCGTCACGACCTCGTTCGAGAACCGCCCCGCAGAGTCGGCACCGACTCCGGCGGAGGCGGCGAACTGGAACGCGTTGGTCGCCGCGTTCTGCATATCGGTCGTCGACTCGCCCATCTTGTGCGAGAGGGTGTCGAGCGACCCAGTGAAGGACCCGACCTGGATATGGGTGAGTGAGTCGACGGAGCCGCCGAACGTCTTGGTGACGGTGTCCATCCGCTGGAACGCCGCCTCGACCTGGACGCCCTTGTCGAACAGGATGCCGAGACCGGCACCGACGGCCGCGATCGGAGCGACCACGGCGGCGGCGCTGCCACCGGCACCCGACATCGCGGTGCCCAGGTTCTTCACGTTGCCCTCGGCGAGGCCGACGACGCCCTCGATCGCGCCGGTCGCGCCCTGGAAGCTCTGGACGCCCTGGCTGCCCTTCGTGCCTGCGTCTCCGGCCTTGCCGAGCGAGTCGGCGAGGTCGTTGACCGAGTTCTGCGCCTCGGAAGTGTCGATCTCCGGCGTGATGACCGGCGGCGTGATGTCCGCCAGGGCCGTGTCGACTTCCGCCGACATCTGGCCGGTGTCGACCGTCGGCGTGATCGGCGGCGGAGCGATCTCCGCGAACGTCGAGTCGACCTCGGCTTGCATCTGGCCGGTGTCGACGTTCGGCGTGATCGTGATGTTCAGGCCCGACAGGGCGTCCTCGATCTCGGTGGCGATGCCGCCGGTGTCGACCGTCAGGTCGACGTTCGCGGTCGTCGACTGGCCGGTGAGCGCAGCGTCGAGCGCGTTGCCGAGCGCGTCGACTTCGTCGAGCGCCGCGGAGGTGTCGAGGACGAGATCTGCTCGGACTTCGGGCATCAGCTACACCGACTGGCCGGGGACGAACATCTGAGGACCGCCCCCGACGCCGAGCGGGGTCGGCGGAGGCGTGTCCGGCTTCGGAGGCTCGGGGCGGTCGGGGCGTTCGCCCTTCTGGTACCGGGACATCTCGTAGAGCCACTCGGCGCGCTCGGCGGCGATGTCGCGCTCCACTTCGGGCTGGGCTTCGTCGGGGAGCGGGATGCCGTGGCCGAGGAACGCGGCGGCTTGCCAGTTCTCCCACTGGTCGACTTGGTCGGGACCGATCGACCCACCCGAAGCTCGGGCGACGGCGTAGTAGAGGATCGCGAAGCGGAACAGGTGCGGCGCATCCTCGTAATCCCCCAGCGGCGGCGGATCATCGCCCTCCTCTACTTGCCGCCAGGGACCCGAGGGTTTGAGGACCAGATCACGAACGCCTGGGCCAGCACCGTCGAGTCGAGGAGGAAGTCCGGGAGGTCCTTGCCGGTGATCCCGATGTTCCAGTCCGCCCCGCAGAGCGTCGTGAACACGGAGATCCACCAGGCCGACTGCTCCTCCTGCTGGGCGCGCCTACGGATGCTCTGCTCGTCGAAGAACTCCTGGAGCTTCGCGGGCGTGTCGAGCTTGTCGCCTTCGGAGGCTTCGGCCGCCCACGCCGAGTCCTCCCGTTCGAGCTTGCGGAGCGGCCCGAGCGCGTCCTGGAACTGCCAGTGCTCCCCGATCTTCGGGCGGCGGCAGATGTACGCCTTCTCGTCGAGCCAGAGGGTGATCTGGCCGGGCGACGGCGTGTCGAACTCGATGTCGTCAGGGTGCGGGCCGGTCGGCTCGGGGGCCTTGCGCTTCGTCATGGGTGTCGCTCCTCACTACGGACCCTTGTCGTTCAGGGGCACGGATACCTTGATTCGCCACCCTGACATAGCGCCCTGCGGAGGAAGCGGATTCGGGTCCTGGATCATCGCCTTCGTCCCCGGGAAGTTCCCGCCCGGGAACAGAGTGTTGGCGTCGATGTCGGCCTGGAGGCCGGTGAACAACGCCCAGATGTCGTTCGCCAGCCCGGCGGCGAACCCGTCAAGGACGTTCGGAGCGGGGACCGGGTCGAGGCTGCCGGTGCATCGCCACAGTTCGACGTTCATATCCGCGATCGGGAGGAGCTTCTTCGGCATCCGGTTCTGGGCGTTGCCGATCGACACTTCGACGAGACGCAGGCCCGGCATCGCGAGGTAGACGCAGAGGAGGTCGTCGGAGCAGATGTCGACGGCGGGCGGGCCGTGAGTGCGGATGATGCGCCCCGGGTTGCGGTTCCCGGTCCGGGCGACATCGAGCGCCGTCTGGGCCGCGTTGAGTAGGTCTTGCATCCGGTCGGCGAGGAACGTGGTGGCAGGCATCAGAGGACGGAGTCGAGAGCTTCCTCGACCGCGAGCATCCAGGACGCCTCGTCGGTGTTGTCGGAGAACCAGCGGGTCCCCGGGCTGCCCGGGTGAGCGACGTACCCCTTCGTCTTGTAGAACTGGTCGCCGACCTTCACGATCTCGGTGCCCATGTTGACCTGCTCGCCGATCGCCTCGTAGAAGAACGAGAGCGGCGCAGGGATCTCGTGCGGCTCGGAGCCGGTGTCCGTGTACGAGGCGTGGTCGGACGTGAACGCGAACGACGCCTGCCAGAGTTCCGGGCCGTGCGCGACGACCTGATACTCCTCGGACGACGCCAACTCGCCTGTCTTGGACTGCGGTTCGGCGGCTTCGACCGTCGAGCGGATCTGGTCGCCCGCGTTGTCACCGGCGAGCATCGTGCGTTCCTCGATGAACGACTTGAGGTCCGACACGTCGACGCTCACGCCGTCGTCCCCGTCCGGCGGGCCTTCGCGTCCCGGTCCGGCGAGGCGATCAGGCCGGGCCGCCCTGTCGGGACTGACGAGAGGAAGAAGTCGACCTCGTGGATGCCCGTCTTGATGTTGCCGTTCACGTCGCGGCCGTAGCTCGTCGGCGGGATCTTCACGGTCTGGACGCCCTGGCGGAGCATCGTCTGGACGTTCTCGGGCACGACGCAGGGGTTGTTCGAGTACGCCTGGCAGAACTCCAGCGCGAGGCGGATCGCTGCTTCACGGCCCGACTCGGGCGGCCCCTTACCCCACTCGAAGGCGACCTCGAACGTGTTGATGTTCGTCGAGTCGAGGGTGAGGTCCTGGCAGCACGGCCACCGGGACCCGTCGACCCGGAGGAGCCAGCGGTAGTCGTCGACGCGGTAGGCGGACGGGGCGAGCACGCCGCCGTCCTGCTTCACGGACACGATCCTCGTGATCGGGAACCGGCCGAGGTCGATCTCGGAGAGGAGACGGCAGCCGCACTGGCGGTGGACGTTCGCCTGGCAGGAGCAGTACCCCCACGACGACACCCAGTTCCAGACGCCGCCTGCGCCCCAGCCCATCGGCCGGTCCCAGGCGTAGTCGCCCTGGAGGTACGTCGACTGGGCGCACGGCCGGACCGTGTCGGAGCAGATGCCGCCCCACCGGAAGCCGGTCCAGCGCCAGAGGAGGTCGGAGGCGGCGGCGAGCATCCGTTCCTCGATGCCTTCGGCGTCCGCCGGGAGCGTCGGGAGCTTCCCGGTGTTGACGAGGTCGTCGACCGTCGCCCAGTTCGAGCACGGCCCCGAGCGCGCCCCGCCGTCGCCCTTCGGGTGGACTTCGACGTAGGCGGTCTCGCCGCCGTCGGGGACACCCGTCGCCTCGAAGCGGTACGTCCACGTCCCGACCGCGGTGACCGTCAGGACGTAGGTCCAGACGCCGGTCGAGGCGTGCGTGAGCGCGCCCTGAGCGATGTTCGTGACCGAACCCGCCGGGTCGGTGACCGTCAGCCCGATCGTCGCCGGATCGACGAGTGTGCCCGTCTGATCGACGACTCGACGGACGAGGGTGATCGTCTCGCCAACTTCGAGCATCGGCTCCTCCTCGACCGGACCCTAAACCGGGCGTTGCCCGGCCCGGTGGATTACGAAGCCGCCGACGGGACGTTGATGAGGTTGCAAGCCGCGGCCGGGAACTCGTCGTCGTAGAAGAACCCGCCGAGTCCGGTGACGCCGCCCGCGTTGGCGACTGCGAGGTCCCAGTCGTCGAACGGCCCGTTGGCCGTGATCTTCGGGTTCACCCGAGCGATCCCGTTGAGCTTAAAGGTCGTGAACTTGTCCGAGATCTTAAAGTCCGAGATCTGGAACAGGATCTTGGGGAACACCCAGTGGACGTACGTCAGCGAGGTCGCCGTGAACAACGACGACGTGGCCTGCGACGACGAGTCCCAGGCAAGCTGCCAGAACTCGACGCAGACCCCGTTGTTACAGGGGTCGGTCGGGAGCGGGAACTGGAGGCCGACGGCACGGCCGGACTGCGCCGCCGAGTAGACCCCCGACCCGGGCGAGGTGAACTTCACGCCGCCGAGGAGGAGGTTCAGGAGGTCCGGCTCCAGGGAGCAGACCTCGATCGTGAGGTCGATCGACTTGAGCCGGTCGCAGTCACGGAACTCCTGGCAGACGTTGTTGAGCGCGTTGATGATCGTCTCGTCCGCGCCCTTCTCGATGTCGGCCTTCACGTCCGCCGACATCAGGTTCGTCGTGACGTAGCCGTTGTTGTTGCCGGTGTTCGGCGCGCCGGTCCCCGTCAGCGACGAGAAGCGGCTGGCCGCGCACTGGAGGACACCGAAGCAGTTTGGCTGGCCCACGATCGTCTCCTATGAAGTCCGGTTGACCATATCTATGCGCTGGGCAACGTCGACCTTGTTGTCCCAGAACACGGCGAAGTCGCACTCGGCCCGCACCTTGCGGTCCTGCGCGTTGCGGATGTCGGTCCGCTGGCCGTCGGGCGTGTTAAACGCCGGGCCGCCGAGGTTCGGCTCCTGCCACTGGAACCGGGCGGCGTTGCGGGCGTACATGACCGGGCCGGTGGCGTAGGCCCACTTGTTCGTCCGGGTCGCTGCCGCGTTCGCCGCGCCCGCCGGGCCGGTCGACGGGTAGCCGGTGCCGACGATGACGTTCGTCCCGAGGAGCGTCTTGAGTTGACGGCCGGACGGGGACGGGACGATGGCGTGCTCGGCGATCCACATGGTCACGACCGCCGACGAGGCGTGGATGGTGCCGTCCTCGTTCGACCGGTCGTTGAGGCCCTGCTCCAGTTCAGCGAGCGCCGACAGGAACCCGATCGCGGTGCCGCCGTTCAGGACCGTCGCTCCCGACTGGGCGAGGAACGGGTTGTACGCCCCGAACGCGAGCGTGCCACGAGCACCCGTCCAGAGTTCGTTCTCGACGATCAGCGGGAGGTTCGCCTCCAGGAGACGCCGGGCGCGGCCTTCGCCGTCGCGGCCGAACATCCCGAACGTCGAGATGCACGGATCGGCGGTCCCGGCGACGAACGGCCGGACCTTCACGTTGCCCGGCTTCGCCGGGATCGGCTTGATGCCGTTCTTCGACGCGCCGGGGACCTGGGTGCCCGACGAGGTGGGAGCGACCTCGACGGCGAGGAACCCGCCCGCCTCGGGGCAGTTCCACCAGTACGGGAACTCGGTGTCGAGCTTGACCTGGCCGCCTTCCGGCTCGAACACGATCCCGTTCAGCCACTTGTCGGGGCCGTAGACGGCTTCGAGGAGGCGGGTCACGTCCGTCGCCGTCGCCAGAAGGCTCAAGCTCGGAGGCGCAGCCGCCGCCGGGTTCGGCTCGATGATGACATCCGGCCCGGCCGCCGAAGCGGTGAGCGCAGCGTCGATCGCCTTGTCCGGGTCCCGGTCGAGGCGCGCCCGGAGGTCCTCCAGGCGCTTGTCTCCGTCGCCGTTGTCGACGATCACCTCGTGGCCGTCCGCGAAGCCGACCGACAACGACCGCGCTGCGGCGAGGAGAGCGTCGATGTCGACGCTGATCGGCTCGTCGAGCACGGTCGTCATGGTCGTGGGCCGGTCCTTACGAGGCGTTGCAATACGCCGACGGGTCGGTGTCCGTCGCGCCCCGGCCGGTGGCGCAGAGCGTCGAGGTCACCTTGAGCGACGTGATGACCTTCGGCACCACGGCTTCCCACGACTCCGAGAAGAACCGGTAGTCGTTGGTGTTGTTCAGGACGGAGTCCCGGACGATCCCGAGGTCGAGGGTCCCGGCGTCTGCCCGAGCGAACGTGCCCTCGGGGAACAGGTACCAGACGACCTTCGAGGACGCCGTGCCAGCGCCGGGCGGGAAGTTCGGGATGTCCGCCCCGGCCTGCGCCGGGTTAAACAACTGGGTCGTGGTGCCGCCGCCGGTGGCGGTGTCCTCGTAGAACGTCGGCGAGACCTTCGCCGCTGCGAACACGGCCGCGAGGATCGACGTGGCGTCGGTCGTGAACCGCTCCAGCCCGTCTCCGGCGTGCATCGCCGCGAGGTCGGCCTGGATGAAGTCACGGAACCACGCCGGGATGAAGGCGTGGAGCATGGCCTCGGCGGGCATCCGGTTCGTGTTGCGAACCATCGCCGCCGCCTGGTTCAGGTAGTGGGCGAAGTCGGCGAGAGCGCCGAGCACGGAGGTCGTGGTCTGGGCGGTCGAGTTCGAGTCGACCTGCCGGAGCAGTTCGGACTCGGCCCGGCGTGCCCACACACTGGCGACGTTCGCCATCACGGTCCGCACCAACTCGGGGAAGGCGCGGGCCTCGAAGTTGCCGATCTGGACCTGCTCCAGGATCGCCTCGGTCGTGACCGTCAGCGGCGAGGGGCAGGCCATCGTGTAGAAGGGCTTGGTCGTGCCGCCGGGAGCGAGGTCCACGGCGTTCGTCCAGACCGAGACGCCGGACCCGGCGGCCTGGGCGGCCGAGGACGGGATGTCGGTGAACTTCGGCGGCTGGAGGACGATGATCTGTCCCCGGTCCGCCTGGACGGTCGGGAGGTACCCGGCCACCGGGCGCTGCGTCCCGGCGATCTGCGGCAGGGTGTAGTCCGGCATCGCCGGAGCACAGAACCCACCGGAGGCGGTGACCACGTCGGGGTCGAGGCCCTGGGCGGCGAGCGCGTCGGGCGTCCACCGGTCGGGCATGAAGGCGTCCCGCATGAACGCGTCCATCTTCGGGTTGTAGAACTCCGGCGACAGGCCGCTCATGTTGTGGAGCTTGCGCTCCTCGGGGAACTCCAGGCGCATCGTCGCGATCGGGACGTTCTCGATCGCGTCGCTGCCCATGCCCCGGAACCGGTCGAACTTCTCGATCGCGACCTTCGTGATCTCGTCGAGGTCGGTGAACGAGCCGGTCTCGGTCAACTGCCAGCGAGGCACGTCGACGGTGATCGCGTGCGACGGTCCGGCGTGCTCGGGCGGGGTGAGCGTCGAGAGCGCCGGGACCGGCGTGGGAGCCGGAGCCGCGGGGGCCGGGTCGGTCGCCACCGGGGCCGGTGCGGGGTCCGCCGGAGCGGGCGCAGCGGGAGCCGGAGCGGGAGCCGCCGGAGCCGGAGCCGGGGCCGGGGCCGGAGCGGGGGCGGGAGCCGGGGCCGCCGGGTCGGTCGCCGCAGGAGCGGGAGCCGGGTCGGCGGGCGGGTCGGTCGGGGCCGGGGGCGTGATCTCCAGCCCGAGGCGTGCGGCCTGCTCGTCGGCGAGGCGCTGCGCTTCGGCAGCCGCCTCGGCACGGACCTCCAGGACGTAGGCGAGGCCCTCGAAGTGGTCGGCGATCGTGGAGAGCGTGCCCACCACGTCCTCGACCTCGGTCTCGCCTGCCCGCACGTTCATCGCGATCTCGCGAAGCTCGGAGCGCAGGGCTTCGAGCGTCTCGACGGTGGCCGCTTGCACCAGGCCCTCGTCGGCGAGTGCTGCGATGATCTCGTTCAGCCGGTCCATGATTCCGTTCCTCCGGGTCGTGCCCTTGCGGGCGTCGACTGTCTGCGGAGCTTCGGAGACCGGCTATGCCTGCGCCTCGCACTGGATCGACCACGTCGACCCGTTGCTCGTTGTCGGTGAGCGTGGCAGGCGCGCAGGCCGAAAGCAACGACCTGCGCGCAACCTGCCTACGCAGCCCGGGCCTTCTCGAACCGGTCCGGGTCCTTCCACTCGACGCCCAACTGGCAGAACTGCTCACGGAGCAGGTCGTAGCAGTCGACGCCGAGCACCTCGCGCACGAGGTCGAGGTACACGGCGGCGAACCGCCAGCCGTGCTTCGCTCCTGGCGCTGCGATCAGATGCGCCAACTCGTGGAGGATGTACCACGACCGCCGGGCGATCTTCGGCAGCGTGACGTAGACGCCGTCCCACCCGCGGTCGGCGTGGCCTCGGCGGCTGCCGTTGCCGGGCTTGACCGTCACCTTCGACGGCACCCGCCGCCCGTACTTGTCCCGGAGCCGCTTGCGGCGCAGGACCCGGTCGACGAACCGCTGGCAGTCCTTGACCGTCTCGAACCCGGCCATCGGCTGCTCGCCGTACTTGAGGTACCCGAACGCCGCCTGCTCGGCGAGGTAGAGCTTCCCCATCTGGGTATCCCTCATGCCATCACCCCCGCCCGCCGTCGAGCGGTCATCCGCTCCTGGTAGGTGCTCCAGCCGTCGAGCGCCCGGTCGAACTTCGCCCGGACCTCGGGACCGTCCTCGGGGCAGAGGCCCCCGAGGTAGATGTGCGGGAGGCCGCACCGGCCGCAAGGTTGCGGCTTCGACTCCTCCCGCTTGGTGAGTCCGTTCGCCATCTGGTTCCCCCTTCATTACCGAATGGATTTCATCCGATACCACCATTCTACTAAATGGCGATACCGGGAATCCGGGACGGAGGGGAGTTGACCAGGGCAAACGCCGGAGGCCGATTCTGAAAGTGCTGGTCAGACGAAAGTTTATTTGGGGCTTGACAGGGTTCGCGCCGTTTCATAGGAGAGCGCGACGACGCCCCCGAACCGGGTGGCTCGGGGGCGTTCTAGAGCGTCCGTCGGTCGGGGCCGCAGCGGAGTCGGTCGGTCCCGACGGCGATGATCGTAGCGGGGTGGAGGTGACGGGTGTCGAACCCGCTCGGGCCGGGTCTAGATCCCTCCCGCCCTACCGAGGGCACCCCCACCGAGACCATCATCCCATGCGGGTATGACAGTTACGTCCCGTCGTACGGCCGGTCGGCCACGTCGAGGGGCAGGCCGACTCGCTGGGCCTCCCGCTTGCATCCTTCGCAGAGCGGGTCGTGCTTCGTGTCGCGCTCGGTGTCCATCTTCCACTGGCGGCCGCAGATCGCCGTGACGAAGAAGCCAGGGCGGCGGCGGGCGACGGCCACGTCGTGCTTCGTCACGATATGGCGCTCGATCGTCGGCATCAGCCCTCCTCGATGATCTTCCGGGCTTGCGCCTGGATGTCCTCCGGGTCGAGGCCGAGCTTACGGCCGACGGCTTCGGACCAGACGGATGCCGTCACGTCCCGTTCGTAGTCGAGTTGGGAGCGCACGTCGGCACGCTGGGCCTGGCGGTTCTGGGAGATCATCACGAACGTCGACAGGAAGATCGCCTCCAGGCTCACGACCATCGTGAGGAACCCGAACGGGAACTCGTCGAACACGAACCCTGCGCCGAGGAGGCCGAGGTTCAGGACGAGCCAGCCGACGAACCAGCCGAGATGGACGTACACGAACGACATCGACCCGGCGAACGTGGTGATCGCGTCGGCGGCGATGTCCTCGGTCTTGCGGAGGTCTCGGAATACCCGGGACTCGTGCCGGGGCCGCACGGTTACTGGGTGTTCGTGACGGTGACGGTGATCGTCTGAGCGCCGCCGCCGGGAGCGAACCCTGCGTTGGCGTTGCCGGAGATCGCGACGCTCACCGGGTCGCCGGGACGGCCGACGTACTGGGCAAGCTCGGCCGCGACCTCGACGGCCTTCGCGAACTGCTGGCGTTCCTCCTCGCCTGCGGCACCGAAGCTCGGGACGCCAGCCGCGATCGCCTTCGACTTGACCTGCGAATGGTCGCCGCCGCCCGACTTGTGGCCGAACGCCATCAGTCGCCGCTCCCGCAGTTGAGGGCCTTGCCCCGCTTGTTGATATGCGCCTGGACCGCCGGGCGCTTCGCTGCCGGTGCCCGGCCGATCGCACGGCGGGCGTTCATCCAGTCGTCGCAGTTCTCGATCGGGAACGACCCGTCCGGCATGGCGGAGCCGGAGGAGGCGGCCTTCTTCCGCTGCTTCGTGGTGAAGTCCCGCAGACCGTCGATCCGGTAGGCGGCGAGCGCCCAGGCGTCGTCGGGAAGCAACTCGATCCCGGCGTGGGCGAAGTGGTCCAGGGCAGGGCCGGTCAACTCGCCGATGTTGGCTGCGGCGTACCGGTCCTGGGCCACTTGGACCGACTCGGCCGGGACGGCGAGACGGCCGACGATCTTGTCGAGCGCGAGGGGCGTGAGAGCGTCGAGGATCGGCTGGGCGTGCCGCTGGAACGAGCGAAGCTCGGCGACCTCCCGGGCGGTCATCTCGGCCGACTCGGCCGGGTCGACCTCGGGCCGCTGGATGACTCCGGCGGCGACGAGGCTCGTCTGCTCGTCCTCCTGGGCGAGGTGGAACTTCGTGCGCGGCACCGGGAAGCCGGGGACGTTCACGGCGAGGACGGCGACGAGTTCGAGCTTCCCGCCGATGCGCCGCCAGTCGCCCGACAGGCTCGCTCCACGGAGTTCAGCGAGGCGGGCGGGGGAGATGTCCGGCCGGACCGCTCCGCAGACCCAGGGGCCGTGCTGGCCGTCTCGGACGACGATGTCGGCGGCGACGTAGCCGGTGTGCTCGTAGTGGAGGTCCGTCTCGGCCGGAGACATCCCGGGCCGGGCGTGCTCGGTGCCGAGCGTGATCGTCCCGGTGGCGATCTCGGCTTCGTTGGCGTCGCCGGGGCAGTCGCACGAGGTCCGGGTCGCGCCGGTGGCGAAGTAGTGGTAGGTGCATCCCTGCGGCGGGGTGACGCAGACGCCCGGGCGGCCGATATGGCAGGTGCCCCAGGCGGCGAGGTGACCGAAGCACTGGAGGTCGTCGGTGACGGTGAACGGCGTCAGCTTCGGCGGCTCGGGCACCGCGAACCACGCCTCGGGGGCGAGGCCCTCACGGCGGACGACGGTGGCGGACGCTGCGACAGGCTCGGCGGGTTCCTGGTCGACGTTCGACATCGACGCCCCTGCCAGAGCGGGGAACGGACAGGCGGTCCCGCCGAGCACCTCTCCCGACTTGTAGTTGAGTTGCGGCTTCGCGCAGTCGCCGTCGGGTCCGTCCTCCAGGCACTCCATCTCGGCGTCGGCGTTGCCGATGTCGGCCGAGACGCCGAACTTCGTGTTGCCGTCGCCGTCCTTGCGCTGGTCGACGACCTTCTGGAGTTCGTTCCCGACCTCGGAGTCGTCGTAGGTGCCCTCGAACATCACGTTGTCGCCGTCGCGCCAGATCCGCTCGATGTTGCCTGCGAGCTTCGCTCCGGCGTGCGGGTTGCCGCCCAGGAGACCGCCTGCGGGCGTCTCGGACTGGTACATCAGCGGCAGCGGCGGCTCCCGCCAGGTGAGCGCCCCCTGCTGGACGAGGCGGCCGTCGCTCGTCGGCACCCCTTCGGTGACCAGGATGCCTCGGAAGCGGTTACCCATCAGTCGGTCTCCTGCGTGGACAGCGGCGTTCCCAGGGAGTGTGGCAGACAACCGTCCCGGGTCGGTGGAATGTCCACGGCCGATGCCGGGCCGGATCGCGCCGTTGCGGAGGTTGAGCCAGACCACTACCGGGTCATGGATAGCCGATGCGATCAGCGACTTCGCGACGCCGGTCTGCTCCAGGGTGACTCGGGTCGTCGCGACGGCGTTGTCGAAGCCTTCGGCTGCGTCGGAGGTCGTGAAGCCCAGGCCGCCGTCCTGGGGCGGGACGTACCAGCCGTCCTCGACGCTCGTGACCTGGAAGGTCCCGCCGGTGACGGCCTCGAAGCCGCCGTCGATGTTGAGAGCCGTACCGGGACCGGCAAGCTGGAGGACCGTGGCGTGGTCAGTCGTGCCGCCCCTGACGTAGTTCGGTGCGCCCGGCTCGCGGGTGGCGTACTCCATCGCCTGGTCGATCGACGACATCGGGTCGCCGCCGAACCCCTTGAGCGGCTCGCCGGTGAGGTCGGAGATGTTCCGCTGGTACTCCTCGTTCTGCGGGCCGCCGATGATGAAGCTGCCGAGCGAGAAGCCGACCTCCTGGCCGTTCGCCTGCGCGTCCCGGAACTCTTGGGCGATGTCGCCGGACGGGTCGTTCATGCCCCGGACGAGTTCGTCAGCCGAGTTGTAGTTCAGCGTCTCGATCTGAGGCGTGACTCCGGTGTCCTGGTTCTCGATCGTGTTGCCGTTGTACGCACCCTCGGGGACGTTGCCGTTCAGCGCACCGAGGAGTTCGTTCGACAGCGCCGCCGGGCGCTCGCCGACTTCGGTGCCGTCGCCGTGGCCCATCAGCGAGTCGGCGGCGTTCTGCATCGCCGCGGACTCCCCGAACCCGTACTGCCAGTTCGTCGCCGCCTCGGAGAGCGCCTCGGGCGATCCGGGCGTGAACTTCCCGGCGTCCTCGCGGGCGGTCGCCTCGTCGAGTCCGGCTGCTGGCCCCCATAGATCGGCGTGCTGGTAGCCGCCGCCCATCTGGGCGTACTTGTCGGCCTCCTGGTGGGCGTTCTGGGCGACGTGGACCTTCGCCTGGTCGGTCGTCGGGTTCACGTCCCCCGTCTTACGGGTGAGGAACTTCGCCGCCTTGTCCTTCGTGGCACCGGTCGGTGACCACTTGCCGTGCTCGTCTCGCGGCTGGTTCGGGTCGAACTCGAAGCCGACCCGGTGGATGACGGCCCGGCGCATCAGCCGAGCGTTTCGGCAGGAGGCTCCCGGTTGGCGGTCTGCTCGATCACGTCGCACTGGCAGCCTGGGTGGTCGTCCGGCCAGTACGAGTAGACGAACGGGAAGTCGCCCGGGTCGGCGGACAACTGGTCGTCGGCCCGGCCGGAGATCTCCGTGCCGCCGAGATCCTGGTGCGGCTCGAACGGCCGCTGCGGAGCGCCTGTCACCCAGACGTACCCGGTGACTTCGAGGTCGGCCTGGTCGAACGCCGAGTGGATGTCGGTGCCGGAGAGGAGACCGGCGGTCGTGTCGCCGTCGGCTCCGCCTCCCGCTTCGATCAGCGCCGTGCGGATCAGCCCGGCGGGGACCTCGAACCCGTCGTACTCGCCCTTGTCGGGCGGCGGCTCCCCGGGCTTGTAGATCAGCCCGGCTGCGAGGGCGAGGAGACCGGCGGACAGGACCGCCCAGCCTTCGGCCCGGTGGTTCGCCTGGTCCTGGGCGATCAGGTCGAGGTCGCCTTCGGTGATGTCGCCGTTGTCGGCGATCGCGGCGAGGGCCTGCTCCTGCGCCCGGGCCGTCCACGTCTCGAACTTCGAGCCGAGCGCGTCGATCGACCCGTCGCCGACGAGGAGATCCTCGGCGCTCGTCGCAAGCTGGGCGACCTTCTCGGGGCCGAGCACCTTCGCGAGTTCGAGCGTCGGGACGCCCTTCGCGATCTCGCGGGTGTCGTTGCGCTTGTTCGCCAGGTTGCGGAGCCGGTTCCCGGCACGCTCCAGGGCGCGGCGCATGACGGCGTCGGCTTCGTGCTGGAGGCGGCCTCGCAGCGTCGACTCCAGTTGCACGAGCCGGATGCCGAGCGGAGCGATCCCGGCCGCGCCGACGAGGCTCGCCATCGACGGCAGGTTCGCCGCTGCGGCCCGCTTCGGGGCGTTCGGCTGGGTCGCTCCCGGCTTCTGGGTGCGCGCCGGTCCCGGCTGGGTGCCGCCGGGGTTGTTCGGGTCGGCGTTCGGGTTGGCCCCCGGCGGGGCGGCTTCCGGCGGCGGGTTGTCGCCTTCCTGGGGCGGGGACTTCTCGCCCGGCTCGACGGGAGCGCCTTGCGCCTGGTCGACGGGCAGGAGACCGGTGAGGAGTTGCTCGGGCGTCGGGATCGGCTGGCCTGGAGCGAGGCGGAGCCGCTTGAGGATCTCCTGCCACGCCCGCTCGGCGACTTCGGCCCGGTCGGGAGCGTCGTCGTCGGCGTAGTTGTGCGCCCGCCGCCACGCGTCACCCGAGAGGACGATCCGGTCGTAGCCGTCGTTGGCGGACTTCTCCCGGTCGGGGTGGTTAATGAGGTCCGACGGGTCGTACCAGAGGAAGAACCGCTGGAGGTCCGGGATGTTCATGGCCGCGAGGTGCGGCCGGAAGTAGCCGATCGTCAGCGCCGCCCAGAGCACCTGCGCGTCCGGTTCGAGGTGGTACTTAAACGCCTCCTCGGAGACCTGCCAGGCGGTCCAGTGGTTGAGGTCGACCTTGCCCTGGAGCACCTCGGCCGGGAGGTCGATGCCGGTCGCGATGCGGGCGATGACCTCGGCGCGCTGCTCGGCGTAGAGCTTGTCGATCTCCCTCTTAAACTCGATCGGCTTGAGGCCCTTCTCGATGTCGTCGATCTCGCCGAACAGGAGGAACGGGACGACGGCGGAGGCGGACCGGCGGTTCGTGATCGGCGTCTCGAAGTGCTCGATCAGGTCTCGGACGACCGGGTCGTTGGCGGCTTCGTCGGCCTGGCCGGTCATCGTCTCGTCGATCGGCCCCTGGGAGCGGAAGCCGTGCGACAGAGCGAGGATTCCGGCGGGGATACGGGACGTGGCCCCGGCCCGGATCGCGTCGGTGAGGACCTTGAGTTCCTCGCAGAGCGGCAGGACGCCTCGCATCTGCGACCACGACCACGACGAGAACCGTGGGTGACGCTGGTAGAGGCGACAGATGAACGTCTCCTCGGGGAGCGTCTCGACGTTCTGCGGGCCGGACTCCTCGACGAGACGGCGGGCGAAGCCCGGGCCGTTCGGGTTCTTCACCAGTTCCTCGACGGAGACGACATCCCAGAACTCGCCGCCACGGTCCGGGTCGTTGTACCCGAGCAGGTAACCCTCACCGGCGACGGCGATGTTCAGCGCCCCGAGGCGCTGGATCTCCGACAGGGGATGCTCCGAGGAGCCGAGCCGGTCGATCGTCGCGTTCAGCGCCGTGCGTTCCTCGTCGGTGAGGTCGAGGTCGTCGTCGCCGTCCGGGTCGACGAACACCGGAGGCTCCCGAGGGTCGGGGCGCATCGCCGGGGCCATCCGCAGCCGAGCCAGCGCGCTCGACTGGTACGTCATGGCGTAGGAGATCTCGGCGAGGTCGTCGAAGTACCGCCAGGAGTCCTTCTGCCAGTCCTTCGCCCCCCGGCGGATGCGGGCCGCTTCCTCCTCGTCGGACGGCTCGATGATCTTCGCGGCGGCGGTGACCGACGAGCCGGGCGAGTGCGTCCGGCGGAAGCGGTCGAGAATCGAGGCCATCAGTCTCCGGCGTCAGCGGGCGCAGGTGTGAGAACTATCGCGTGAGATCGGCTCCACGCCGGGGAACTCGCGTACTGACGATCCCGGCGAGCGCCGAGAGCGCCAGAGCGCGCCGAATACGGCGCGGCATGAACCGGACGACGGCGGCGGCGTAGATCGAGACGCACCAGTCGCACCGGGCGAGGTACCCCCAGAACTCACGGACGGGCCGGTCACGGTGGGCAGCCCAGCGCACGTCGAGGAGGAACATCTGCTCCCGCAGGCCCTCGGTGACCTTGTCGGTCGTGAGGAGGCGGGTGAGGCGGTAGACGGCGAGGCCGTCGACGATCAGGTCGAGCACTCAGTCCTCGACGGGGTAGCGGGTGTCGTGGGCCATCGCCCACTCGATGATCGCGTCGCCCGCCCGCTCGGCTGCCCGGCCGTCGAGGGTGTGGCCGTAGACGTGCTGGACGCACTCCCGGCGGCGGGCCTTCTGCGCCGGGTGGTCCTCCAGAGCTTCCCGGATGCCGTCGACCCAGTTCGCCCGGTGGTTGACCTGGACGCCCGAGTCGGCCCATTCCCAGAACCGGAGGCCGTGGTTCATCTGCTCCCGGTAGAGCGGCGAGTTCAGCCAGACGACAGGACGGTCGGTGACGGCCATGAACTCGAACCCGAGGCTGGAGTTGTCGACCGAGAGCACGTCGGCCCAGCGGATGATCTCGTCGGCATCCTCGGTCCACTCGAACTGGCGGCCGAACTTCTCCGACAGGTCCCGGTACCGGTACTCGACGCGTTCCTGGAGACGAGGGTGGGCGGTGGCGATGATCGAGTAGTTCGCGGCGACCTGCTCGATCATCGACTCGAAGTACGTCCAGCCGGTGCGGGTCTCGTGGACGAGGTGGCAGTCCCAGTGCCACGTCATCCCGACGACCGGGTAGTCGAGCGCCCCCCGCTCGGGCCGTTGCTCGCCGCCGGTCACCCACTTGTCGAGGCGCGGGCAGCCGACGACGGCCATCATCGGATTCGACCCGACGCCGTGCGGGTAACGAGCACGGTTGCGGTCAGCGACCTCGACGTTCGGGCAGAGGAACAGACTGATCCGCTCGCGGTCCTTCCCGCCGGAGTAGCCGCCGTGGTCGATCGAGCGGTACGTCTGCCCGGCTCCGTGCTCCAGGAGCGCGACAGGCCGGGACTGGGGGACGAACTTGAGGTCGCCGTGCGCGGCGATCACCGTCGGGACACCGTCGTCGAGGGCGGTCGGGCCGTGGTGGAGGCCGATCTCGACGCCTCGGAGGGCGAGGTCGTCCCGGACAGGCTCCAGGTGGGCGGCGTAGTGGCGCTCGGTGGCGACGAAGTCGACCCTCACGGCAGGACGACGGCGAGCACCGGGTGTAGCTCGATCCCGTTCGGTGCGACGCCTGCCTGGCCGTGGATGCGGTCGAAGAACCCGACGCCGGTGACCGTGATCGGCTTGCCGACCTTCGTGAGCGTGCCTGTCGGCGGGTACCGGGCGTCGAACGCCTGGCGGGTCGCCGTGATCGACGGGAGGAACGGCGAGGAGGGGCCGACGCACGCCGGGGACGGAATCTCGGCGATCATCGTGTTCGAGCCGTCGGACAGGACGAGGTGAACGTCCGAGTCGGCCTCGACCTTGTATTCGACGAGCGTCGCCGTGATCTGGTACTCGCTCGTCTCGACGCCGGGGACTCGGGCCGTCGGGTTCACCGGGGCCTTGAGCTTGTCGAGCGCGGCGATCGTGGACGGCTTCACGAGACGACCGACGTTCGTGGCGGTCAGGTCCGCGCCTGTCTTGACATCCCACCGTTCGACGCCGCACGACCCGGACAGGGTGCGGGTGACGGGTTCGTTCTCCGTCTCGTGCCGTGCCACCGGCGCTGAACCCGACCCGCCGGAGCAGGCCCCGAGGCCCAGCGCGAGGAGCACGGCAGCGAACACGCGGGTCCCGGCCCCGGGACACCCGGTGAGGCGAGGCCGGGACACCGCGATCAGTGCCCCTCGAACGGGCTGGCGTCCCGCAGGGAGCGCAGGTCGTCCACGTCGGCGATCGTCAGGTCCGGCGGCGGCTTCGCCCCGGCCTTCTCCATGAGGTGACGGCCGAAGCGTTCGAGAGCCGACTGGGTCCAGAACGTGACGAGCGACGTGTCCGGGGTGTGGATCGTGAGCCGGTACGCCCTCTCGCCTGTCGGCGCGGAGCCGAAGTCCTCGACTCGGTACTCGCACGGCACCGGCGCGATCGAGACATCGTCACGCGGCGGGGCGTTCATCGGAGGGCGTTGCGGCTGCGGCGGGGTGGGTGTCATAGCAGGCGACCTTAGAGTCCGAGCGTCTTGATCCAGTGGACCCTCAACGCATCCCACGAGTTCGTCTCGGCCCAGTCGTCCATGAGCTTCGAGCACCGGGCGACGAGGTCGGGTTCGGTGGCGAACCGGTCGATCACGTCTGCGAGCGCCTCGGGCCGGGCGTCGTACACCTCGAAGCGCCCCCCGATCATCTGATCCCGCTGGGTGTTCTGGGCGAGGATCGGGACCAACTGGTCGGGCGGGAACCACTCCGACTGGGGCGGGACGTTGAGCGTGATGACCGGCATCCCGAGCGAAGCGGCTTCGAGCATCGGCATCGACAGGCCGCCATACCGGCGAGGCAGGACCAGTACGTCGGCGGCGTCGTACAACTGGATGTTCAGCTTCGACGGCGGCCAGTGAGCGACGCTCACCTGCCCGACGGTCTCCTTCTCGGCGAGGCCGGACGGTTCGCCGCCGAGCGGCCCGGCCGCGGTTCGCAGGCCCCGAGTCTTTAGCCGGATCGGGGTGCGGACGTGATGAAGCGCAGCGGCGACGAGGCCGGTGCCGTTCCGGTCGAGCATCGCCGGGGCCGCGAGGTGGAGGAACTGCGGCGCACCGTCGAACGACGCCGACGGGCGGCGGGTGAACCGGAACCGCTTGCGGTCGACGGGCATCGGGAGGATCTCGCCGCCGTGCATCCGTTCCTGGAGCCAGGGCGTCGGGAGGACGATGCGGGTCGTCGGCCCGAGGTACGCCTTGCGGAACAACTCGGGGTTCGCGTGGAGGACGAACTCGACGTTGGCCGAGGCGGCCATCGCCGGGAACTGGAACGTCGGATTGTCGCCCTCGACGAACAGGGGACACTCGGCCGTGTAGACCACGTCGCACCGTTCGAGGAGCCAGGCCGCGTCGTCACGGCTGGCGGGCCACTTCGAGACCCGCACGTCGGGGACGGCCTTCTCCCACGGCTTGATGTCGTAGTCCCCTCGGCGGCGGGTGCCGAGTTCGGGGATCAGCGCCGCGGCGCAGTCGAGGTTCTGAGCGACGGAGAGCGTCTGGGAGGCGAGGCCGCCCTGGTCGGCCCGGCCGATGATCCCGAGGCGTCGCATCAGCCGACCACCTGACGGAGGCAGGCGTTCAGCGTCGAGGGCGGCTTCCAGCCCATGTTCGTCAGGCGGCCTTCGAGATGGGCGTACTCGTCGTCGTAGCCGGGTCTCGTGGCGGACCCTTCGACGAGCCGGTACTGGAGGTCGCGGCCCATGATCCGGGCGATCTCCTCGGCGAGTTCGAGGTTCGAGCGCCGCTCGCCGCCAGGCAGGTTGTACCGCTCCGGCCATCCGTTCACGAACGGCTGCGCCCGGCGGAGGACGAACCGGACGGCGGAGGCGACGTTGACGACCGGGTTGTAGTACCGGACGCCGGGCTGGCCGTCAGGGCCGACGTGGATCGGGACTTCCACGCCGAGGCGGACGAGGTGGATGATCTTCGGGACGAACTTCTCGGTGTCCTGGCGGGGGCCGACGATGTTGTTCGAGTTCGTGATGATGACCGGCACCCGGTAGGTCCGCCAGTACGAGATCCCGATGGCTTCCTGGGCGGCCTTCGACGCTGCGTACGGGTTCGAGGGCAGCACCGGCGCGGACCATTCCTCGATCGAGTCGGCGGTCGTCTCCCGGAACGGGGCCGCGCCGTACACCTCGTCGGTCGAGAACTGGAGGAACGCCCGAGGCCGGTGATGACGGGCGTACTCCAGCATCGACAGGGTCGACGAGACGTTGTTCTCGATCGTGGCGACCGGGTCCTCGATCGACCGGTCGACGTGCGAGTCGGAGGCGAAGTTCAGGATGTAGTCGAAGGTCACGCCGAACTCGGGGATCGGGCCGCGCAGGTCGTGGGTGACCACGGCGATCCGGGTCCGGTCGATGTTGTCGACCAGTCTGAGCGGCGAGCCTCGGTGCCGCCACGACGAGATCAGCGTGAACCGCCAGTCCGTCTTGAGGAGCAGGTACCGCAGCACGTTCGAGCCGACGAACCCGCTCGCGCCGGACATCAGGACCGAAGTCATGCCGCCGCCCTCCAGTGGATCTCGTCCGGCTCCCTCTGCGACCAGATGACGTGGCCGTCGCCCGGCGAGACCATGAAGCGTTCAGCGCCTCGGATGCGGATGCTTGTGCCCGGCGCTCGCCAGGTGAACGCCCGGTCCTTCGTGACCTCCTCGCCGCAGAGGTAGCAGTACCACCACGGCGCGCCGTGGCTGCCCATCTGCCCCGCCATCGACCCGACCCATTCCTTCGGGTGGGTGCAACCGTTCGTGGTCGGGGTGGCGAACACCCACTCGTTCGTGATGGCGAGCGGCTCGGGGCCTGACTCGCCGACGATGGTCGGCCCGTCCCACGGTGCGGGGGCCTGATCCTCCCAGTCGGGGTACGGGATGCGTTGCCACCAGGACCGCAGCCTGCGCCAGAGGCGTCTCACGACGGGTTCCTGGGTGCGCCTTCGGGGATCTGGCCTTCGTACTCGAAGCGCATCGGGTACTTCGGCTCGTCGCCTCGACTGTCGAGATGCCGGGACCGCTTCATGCCGAGCGGCTCGGGGCCGTGCGGCGCGTACGCCCAGAGCCGCCAGTCCCACCAGCCCGCCTCGCCGTAGCGGCGGACCGCTTCGTGGACGACGCCGTACATCACGTCCTCGATCATCGTGCGGGCCTCGGGCGCGAAGACGGAGAGCACCTGCCGGTAGAAGCGGGTCGAGGCGAGGTGCGGGCGCTGCCACCAGGCGCTCGTACGGATGAACTCGCGGCCTGTCACGGCCCAGTGGTTCAGGTCGTCGAGGTAGTTCCCGACGTGGTCGGGATGGATCTCGGTGTTCTCGACGAACTGGATCATGTTCGCCTCACCGGACAGGGCGAACGCGACGCACTTCTGCCAGTCGATCGGGCCGACGAGGGGCGTGTCGTGCTCGGCGAACAGGATCAGCGGGGTCGTGACGAGGTCGAGCGCCGCCTTCGTCGCCGTGGCCTGGTGGCCCCACTCGCGCAGGAGCACCGGCGAGACGTTGTGCCAGGAGAAGTTCGTCCGCCAGAGGAGCCGGTGGACGTAGGCGTCGTACCGGTCCTTGAGGTGCTCCTGCTCGGGGCGGACGCCGTCGATCGCGACGAGGATCTCGGCGGTCGGTAGCTGGTCCCGGATCGAGTTGATCGTCTCCTCGATGTGGGCCGTCGAGGGTGCCTGCTCCGTCGGCGAGGTCGTGACGATCACCGTGATCGTGTCGTCCGGGCCGTTGTTGCGCTGCTCGTCGGGGTAGCCGCCGATCTGGGCCACGTCTCGGATGTCCGTGTCGAGGTCGTGGGCCTTCGCCCGCTTCCACGACTGCCAGTACGCCCAGCACGCGTTCGCCCAGGGCAGCCAGTTCCGCCGCCAGCCGCGCAGGTTGTCGACCATCTCGTTCCAGGCGTGGACCGTCGGGAACGGGTGGTCGGGGAACACGAGCGACCAGTAGTCGAACTGCGGGTCCTCGGGCTTGACGAGGTCGAGGATCGGGATGCACCCGGCCTCCAGCGCCTCCTCGACGCGGGCGGTACAGAGCGACTTCGGGCCGGACGGGCAGGGGACGAACTTCGTGCGGGTGAGCGCCGAGAGGTACGTCAGCTTCGTCGGGTCGGGGTCGTCGTGGGGGATGGCTTCCTTGAGGTAGCCGTCCGTCTCGGCGAACAGGAACCGGGTGTCGCCCCGCTTGCGGAGCCGTCCGGCGGCGGCGGCGAACTCCTGGCGGCGTTCGTGGGTGATCTGCCCGGCGAACATCCAGTCGAGGTCGCGCTGCGTCTCGGGGTCGGCGTACGCCCGGGCTTCGATCCCGGAATGATGGATCGCCGGGGCGGTCAGGTGGTTCCGGGTGCCGGGGTTCCAGCCGCACGGCATGTACCGGGCGGCGATCGTCTGCTGCTGCGGGATG